CGATTTTTCTGGATCGAGGAAGATCTGATCGCCGTTAATTGGGTTGCGGAAATGCACGCCCGCTTCGGTGATCTTACGAATGTCGCCGAGGCTGAAGACCTGGAAACCGCCGGAGTCGGTCAGAATGGGGCCTTTCCACTGCATGAAGTCGTGCAGATCGCCGTGCAGCTTCATAATTTCCTGGCCGGGGCGCAGCCACAGGTGGAAGGTGTTACCGAGGATGATTTGCGCGCCGGTGTCCTGAACTTCTTCCGGCGTCATCCCTTTTACGGTGCCGTAGGTGCCAACGGGCATAAAAGCAGGCGTTTCAACTACGCCACGGTCAAACACCAGGCGGCCACGGCGTGCGCGACCGTCGGTGGTATCTAATTCAAATTTCACATTTCCTCCAGCATCAGAGAAACAGTCTGATGATCTACAAAAGCCGTACAGTCTAAACCAACAGCCAAAGCCGCACCACAAGCCAGTCGCTAAAGTTTCGCTTTGCTGATTTTTGTCATTATATGCATCCCTGTGTCATTTCTTTGGCACAAATCCGTCACAGTTTTACCTTCACATCACCGGCACATCGTCGAACTCACCTGACCGCGCATCGTTCAGAATCCACGTTACGACACCGAACACTCCATCATCCTCGAAATTGTTATCCATCACGAATTTTAGGTCTGGGTTGTCTATGTCTTCTAAATGCTCTTTGGGCAGCGTCTTATATCGCAGAACTCGAAACTCAGCCTGTACCGTAGCTATCACGATAGAGCCATCGCAGGGCTTCTGGCCGCTGTCTACGACGAGATATGCACCACTCATGATGCCAGCTCGCCAGTGCGTGTCGCCTGATCGGACAAGGTATGTTGAGCTTGGGCTCGTGATGCACTTAGCGTCCAGGCTTACGCGCTGCTCTGTGTAGTCTTTTGCCGGGGATGGGAATGCCATGGTGAGTACCTCTGATGAACACTGTATGCATAAACAGTATTTCAAAAGTGATGGTTGATCAAGTGCTGATCAGATTCTTCCGTAGTGCTAAACTTCGCCATTACTCAAAACTATGTATACAGACAAATGCTTAAGCTATTTTCGAAATATTTTACTGTCGGCGTTTTCAATACCGCGATCCACTGGGCCGTATTTGCCGCTTGTCTCTACTTATTTAATACAAACCAAGCACTAGCAAACTTCGCGGCGTTCTGTGTTGCTGTGACATTTTCATTTTTTGCAAATGCAAGGTACACATTCAAGGCTCAGGCAACATCTGGGCGTTACATGCTTTACATTGTCTTTATGGGGCTGCTGAGCGCGGCCACAGGCTGGCTTGCTGATGTATGCGGACTACCCGCACTGTTTACGCTGATTGCTTTCTCAGCAATTAGTCTCGTTTGTGGTTTTTTCTATTCTAAATTCATCGTTTTCCGGAGTGAAAAGGCGTGAATATTTCTCTTGTTGTTCCTGTCTTCAATGAAGAAGACACAATCCCCATTTTCTATAAGACGGTTCGCGAGTTCGAAGCGTTGAAAGAGCACGATGTTGAAATCGTTTTTATCAACGATGGAAGCAAAGACTCAACGGAGGCGATTATCAATGCGCTGGCTTTGTCTGACAGTAGGGTAAAAGCCCTGTCGTTCACTCGCAACTTTGGCAAAGAACCTGCATTATTTGCTGGCCTGGATAATGCTACAGGCGACGCAGTAATCCCGATTGATGTCGATTTACAGGATCCGATTGAAGTCATTCCGCATCTGATTGAGAAATGGAAATCTGGGGCGGATATGGTGCTGGCTAAGCGCACTGACCGCTCTACTGATGGCCATCTGAAGCGCAAGTCCGCAGAGATGTTCTATAAGCTTCACAACAAGATAAGCAATCCGAAGATTGAAGAGAATGTTGGTGACTTCCGTTTGATGTCAAGGGAAGTTGTTGAGCACATAAAGCTACTTCCAGAGCGCAATCTCTTTATGAAGGGGATACTAAGTTGGGTTGGTGGTCGCACTGACGTTGTTGAATATGCCAGGGCTGAACGTGTTGCTGGTGACTCAAAATTCAACGGCTGGAAGCTATGGAACCTTGCTTTGGAGGGAATAACCAGCTTTTCAACTTTCCCACTGCGCATCTGGACATACATCGGATTGGGCGTTTCTGCTTTCGCTTTCCTGTACGCTGCGTGGATGATCGTCGATAAGTTGATATGGGGTAACCCTGTTCCCGGCTATCCATCATTGATGACAGCAATCCTGTTCCTTGGCGGAGTTCAGCTTATTGGGATAGGCGTACTGGGTGAATACATTGGCAGAATTTACATGGAGGTTAAGAAAAGACCTCGATATATTTTGAAGGGAGATAAGAAGTGATATTCAAGAATAGAAGCACTTTCACTATATTTGCTTTGGTATTTTTTGCTATTTTCTTAGTTGCATTAAAAACGCCAATGCATTCTGATGACTATAGTTACTACTCTCGCGGACTGGCACTTGATACTCACATCGCAAACTATATGCACTGGAGTGGTCGTGTTGTCGCAGACTATGTATCTACAGGGATGCTATTTTTTGATGACTTCAATATTCGCGCCCTTGTTAATTCACTTGGTGTTGCATTCCTAATAGCTATCATTGCATCGATGCCATCAGCTATTACCAAACAAAAAACAAGGCCAGAGGTACTTGCCCTTGTATTTTTTATCTACTGGGTGGCGAATCCAAACATAGGTCAAAATGCATTCTGGGTTGTTGGTACGGCTAACTATGCATTCACAACCTTATTTGCATTTTGTTATATCTATCTTTTCACTAAATGGATAGATAACTATAATGCCAAGAAGATTGGCGCACTGTTACTTCTGGGAGTTATAGCGGGATGCTCTAACGAAAACACATCAGTGACAATGGCAGGCCTGGCATTTCTTGCAAGCGCATATCTCATGTGGCAAAAACGTACCAGTATCGCTTATGCTACGATTCCAACCGCAGGAGTCATTATTGGCGCTCTTATTATTATCCTTGCGCCAGGTAACTATGTACGCGCAAAGCATCCGTTTTTTGTTGAGTTTGGAAAATTAAGTATTTTTGAAAAGGTACAAATTCATTTAACACAAAGAATTGAGTTTGCATTCACATCGGCATGGGTAGTGTTTCTCATAGCCGCTGTGATGTTGGCTTTCATCGTTATAAAGAAACCATATAAGAGCGATTCGCAAGTTAAAGTTCTTCTGGCACTAAGTGCTTTCTTCTTCATGGGGTTCTTTGTAGATAACTTTGTTTTGTTTGCAGCGCCATATACACCACCACGCTCATATAGCAGTGGCTTTTGTTTCCTTATGCTTTCCTTGTCATTCCTATTGTCCGCTACGGTTTCATCAAAAGATGAAACAGATAGAAAGATAGCTTTGCTTGCAGCGCTAACAGGTATAGGTTTTATTGTTTCTTACTACCTTGTCTATAGTTCATACTCTAGAACTTTTACGCAAAACACCCTTCGCATTTCATCAGTTATAACGGAAAGAATGAAAGGGGAAAAAATCATATCTGTGCCTACATTCCATTTTGCGAGATTACTCAAAGGTGATGATCAGTTTGACCGCTACCACAATGAAGACAGCATGGGGTCATACTTTGGCGTAACTAAAATACCTTCTAAAATTGCCACTTTCGATTACTCTGGCTTAGCCAGTAAACCGCTATGGACTGGTGATGTAGAGGTAACTGAAGGCATTAATGTTACGGCAATTTATGCATCACCTCAGCAACCTATGATATATGGTACGCTAGTCTTCGAATTCAGTAAGAATGCAGATGAAATTGTCAACTGGACTTCAGACAGTAAAATGTTTACTCATGTTTATCTGAAATCAGGAGGCTCGGTAACGCGCGACTTCAGCCGACTGACAATTCCTCTTTTTGGAAAATATTACGGCGGTGTATTAATGCGAGGCATTGATATGAATGACATTAAAAGCATCTCTTTTGGCTATGAGGTTAATGGTAGAGCTAAAACTGTCTTTAACGTCAAGATGTAAAAAAAAATGCCCACGAAAGTGGGCTTTTTTTTATTGGCTTAAAATGACCTCAAAGGCATATGTACCAGTATTAGGAGGAACTCCAGCCCCTGCAATCGTATAAACAGATAGGGTGAATGTTTTAGACGCATTTGCAGTCACAACATACTGATGAGCCGAGTTCGATTGAACCCTGGCTGTATCGCAAGCTGCTTGTGTGACGTGTGGATGAAATGCAACAACAACACTTGAAGATGTCATTGTCACTCCGCTAACAAGACCCCAAACATCACTGGATATTGTAGCTACGCCTGCGGCTACAGAAACTTTCACTTTCCGTGACCAATCAACTGTCATATCAGTTACGTACTGTTGCAAGCTTGACAGACTAAAGAAACTACGAGGAGACTTAATATTGCTTAGCTTAAGACCAGAGGTTGCCGCAAGGAATGTAAATAAGGTTTGTTTTCCACCAGTATCAGCGTCATCAACATAATCAAGAACATTTGATATGGTTATATCTGTGCACGCTCCAAGGTAAAATGGCCTTCCACCGCTGCCTATTTTTGTAATAATCCCATCAAACATACAGTTCTGTACGGCAGCACTAAAACCAATACAATCTCCATAGCTAAGACCTGCGCCTGGTTTTGGTTGAACTTCAATTATGAGGTTACTAATTCGTGACCCCTTAAGCATGTAACCTGAATTAACACCAGATTGAAAGCCATAAACCAGTAATCCGTCTTGATACTTCTTAACATAAACAATTGCATTCGTAATGAGGCTGTTTAACACATTCCCATTCTCAGTAAATACAGAGATTCCACTATTGCTTCCATCGCCGATGAACGTGCTTATGATATTCCTATCACTTTTCCTTATATTCATAAGGTGCATATTTCGATCATCTTTATCTGTGTATCTAGCGATCATATGCGTAGCAATGGTGTTTATACATCCGTCATACGTATTACCATTACTACCACTCCGGGATACATACAGCATGTGACGGCCGTCATTTCCAGCCCCGGCTTCAAAAAATACTCCGTTAATTATGGCGTCTCTGGTTTCATCAAGAAGCACCGCATACCCTCCAGCAGCTCTATCAGGATGATAAACAGTTCCTTTTGCTCTTGTATTTAATATAAATGAGCCATGACTATTACTTACACTCACACTTCCTGTGAAACCGCTGCTGTCTGTACCATTGAGTGTTGGGTAATTAGAATCCCTAACCCAAATTGCATAAGCCGGGGTTCCTGTAGCTAAGACGGCACCACCAGCCTTTAATGACCTAATGCTTATCGAGTCAGCATTACTTACATTGCCTGCGCTAGCTCTGGCATCAGCAGCAATAGCTTGTATCCCAGTCGAGCCAGGAATAGTTACAATACCTCCGCGTCCCTCGTAGACTTGATCAGTAGACAGAGGAATTGCAGTCGTTCTTGTTAAATTTGTTCCTACCTCAACATCAAAGCCGGTTGCCAGCGCACCCTCAATTCCGGATGCGTACCCGTCAGGCCTACGGTCAATCCTATCCAAATCTGCCTGCAAAGTACCCCTGTGGTTTGTGCCTATGAGCTGAGCGCCTGTTGACGATGCAAGCATTGAGCGCAGAAGTGAGTCGCCGATGCTTAACCACGCACCTGGACCGATGCCGCCCGTTGAATCGGGGGTTGAAGCAGCAGGAACTTCTTTCGGCAAATTACCCGTCCATTTGTAATATTCCCCATTGCTTTCCCACAACAGAGCCTGATTAGGGTTTGTCAGCGTTGCACCGTCCTCAAATGAACTAATTGTCACATAACCGAAGTTTGACATAGCATCGAAGGCAAGTTGCTTAATACCTTCGATGGTGTAATGAGCGCTACCGAATCGGTCGATGTACTGGAGTGCTAGAGAAGTGACAAATTCATCAATCTTCCCCGCGTTATATTTCAAATCTTGCGGTAATTCAGATGCAACTGGGGTCTGACTCGGAGTGGTAGCCATAATTTTTCCATAAAAAAACCCGGCGCATTGGCCGGGTTCGGAGTTGGATGAAGGTTTAGTTAGGGGTAAATCAGATCGCTATATTCGCGCACTGTGAGTGCGGTCGTGCCGTCTGTGCCTGGTGATTTGTCTGTTATCTCCCAGCGTGTACTGTCCAGCTCTTCCGTGGTCGCAATGTAGTAACGGGATGGTGACTGCACATCGAAGCCGTCAAAGATATTCAGCTCAATATTTGGTATGGCCGCGCTAAATCCAAAAGAAGTATCGCTGAGCGGCTGAGCTGGGTATCGAGCCGTTGGCGTACCGTTGTAGTCGGTAACGGTGACGAACATCGAACCAGAAAAATTAATGCGCTCGCTGGTTTCGAAGTTATTTCCGCTCCGTGAAATGATGTAGCCGGATTGCTGATTGGTGTCATATGTATCCGGGATTTGTAACATATCCCCGACATTCAGCCATTCCCCATCAGCCAGTGCGGTAATGCTCATCCCCATGCGGCAATAGATAAGGCGCTTACACTCTCTGAGCGCTCGCTCATTAGCTTGATACTCGTCACGGATATACATCATCTCGAGCTTTTTCGGCTTCACGGCTGCACCGGCTACGATAGCGCCGTTGCTTATCCTGTAACGGATAAATGCCTGCTTGTTGTTCGTGGGGTTTCGGTACTGCAACTCAACCCCATCAAAACCACCCGGCAGCGTCATGTCATAGCTTAGCGAGTACCCCGTTTCCACTGTATTATTGCGGTTAAGGACTGTAGCCGGGGTTGTGCGTTTCTTATCTCGAGTAAATGAAAGGACATCGTCATCCCATCGAACAGTGACTGATGCCGCATCACAGATGGTTTCAATGCGAGAACCAAGAGACACATCCTCGTCATCAAACGTATAGTTGAATCTACCCAGCCGCTCATCAATCGCGTCGATCTCTGCCTGGATTTGATAAAGTCCATAAAGGTCGATGTTACTTTCAGACTGCTTACCCATAACAAGCCAGGTATGTGCTACAACATCAGCAAAACGTAGGGACGGCCTCAGAGTGTAGTCAACAGATTGGGTACTCAGCGAGTAACTTATCGTGTGCCGATTAATCATCGCGTTGTATTTCAATTCTCGACCTGACGAGTTTTCCGTAGCTCTAACTTTAATGATTACAGTAGTGTCATTTGGATGACTGACATTTGTCCGAACGTTTATTGAGTGGATTTCCTCGACAACCAGCTTACTCGCATCACTTGAGTTATCAGTTCTGTTGAAAGAGAGCGCATAACGTCCGCGCCCGGCTGCTGGCGTAATTTTGTCGGTTCTGTAGAACGTCTCGCTTATGTAGTCATGAGGCGTTGTTTGCCGGTATGTGAATGTCTGCGCGGTGCCAGGTATCTGGTTGTTATTGCTGTCCACCTTCCAGATTTGTAGCTGCCAGTTAGTTTCACTATTGCCGCCCAGACCGGAATTCGTATGCACCCACAGTTGGTCAGAATCAACAGGTGAAAAGAATGGGCCGGTAATCAGCGCTGCGTTGTCATTCAGAATAAACTTCGTGGTATTGATGGTTGCAGTGGTGATATATGACGCGCTTGAGCCGTTAATACTGTCGAATGTAAACGTGTACCAGTATGTGGGATTGATAACGGCCCCGTCGCTGGTCTGCGCGGCACCGATTAAGTTAGCGAACAACGTCACATCTTCTGTCTTTGTGCCACCCGGAACGGGATATGTGATGTTCAGCACCATCGAAACAGCATGCGGAAAAGTCAGATCCATGAAGTAGTCAAACTCAGCCTGCTTCACAATTTTCACTGCTAATTGACCACCGGCATAATTTCCGCTGACCATTGTTGTTGCGGTCGCAGTATAAAGCGGCGTTCCTGTATCTTCATTCTTACCCGGCACTTCCTGACCGTCCACATCGTCAAACTCATACCCTTCGTAAAGAATCGGTATGACATCGCCTGGCTGCTGAATGCTGTAAGACGCTCCGGCCATGCTGCCAACGCTGGATTCTGAGTAGCGAACCTGGCTTACGTCATACTTTCCGATGCCAAAGTTCATGTATTGCGTGACTTCTTTCTTGTTGTCGATGTACTCAAAAAGAGACTGCTGGATCAGGTCTGGATATGCACGGATAAGACCGTAGTTATCAGGCCTCGCTTCACCGTTGCGGGCAATGTTCGTTTGCCCCTTCAGGCTATTATTCGGTGATGTTTTGCTCTGCCCTGCGGCCCCTGATGCGTTTGGCTGCTTGATGAAGGAACTCATCACTTTTTGCGTAAACTTAATCGGGTTGAAGTGCTCTAGGGGATTGAGGAGTGTCTTTGCCAGATCGCCAGATTTCGGCTGGTCGAAAATGATAATTCGGTCGTCGGCATTGATAGTGAAATCTACATCATCATCGTCCTGCAACTCCCGCCCGTTAATGATAGCTCGCACATCGCTGTGTACTCCCGCAGCTTCAAGCCACTCGCTGAACAGCAACCCCGCAGGTGCATGCATCCGTTGCTTCGGCAGCCCCGGCACTCTCTGTATTTCGATTACCGGCATATTCCATAAACTCCACTCTGGTAAATAATTTCTGGATAGTTCTGACCTGGTCTGAGCGAACGTGTCCATTCTCGCCACGACTGTGCAGCGCCCTGCCATCGACAATCAGTCCGACATGCACCGGCTGCGCACCGTAGTGCGCAATGAAGATATCGCCGTCTTTGAAGTGCTCTGTCGACTGCCAGTAAACGACCTCGCTCTCAAAACATGTCATGAAGTCAGCGCCGGATTCGTAGCCCGGAGAATTGTGCAGCTCAATGCCGAGTACGTTCCTGTAGTAGAGAACGACCAGGCCCCAGCAATCTACGGCATCAAACGTGCATGCGCGGTTTCGCCAGGGCTTACCGATGACATGATGCAGGAATTCTTGTTTACGCATTTTGCAGTCCGGGAAACTCTTCGACGTTGTAGAGAATGCCGATGTTGGCGTTGAGAGGGTTTTTGATAGTCAGCGATACAGTCACATCGCTGGCGTCCATGCTGATATCACTAACGAACAGCGTCCAGGGCTTAAGGGGTGTGTTCATATCGCTGGCATCAAAGCGCTGATACGTGAACTGGATAGGCACAATCCTGTCGAATGCTTTCCATTGCTTAAGCTGCGTCTTAAAGTCGGTCGCCAGCCGGCTGAATTTCACTGTCGAGGCGATCACCGGCGTAGAACTCTGCTGGCTCTCTGCAATCTCCATCCTGCACGGCTGATATAGCTGGCCTGCAAACGTTTTTGCAAATACCTGGTCTTTCACTAGGCGGATATAGCCAAAGGTTTCGCTGTAAATGGTTATTGTGTCGTAGAGAATGCGATTTGGTCTGCGGCTCTTGTACTCTCTAAATGTCGCCATTAAGGAACCCTCGGCAAAGATTCCGGGTCGCGATTATCTGGATACCCGGTCACGATAATATCAAGCCAGCTTGCCCACGGTGGCGGTAGCTCTACAACTATGTCGTCGTAGTCATCATCTGAGTTCATGAGCTTGCGAGTTATCACGTCTCCGGTCCATGTAAACACTGAACCGCTCTGACTCCATGTCGGATAAGCAGTAAAATGAAGCTCTTGCACTTCTGCTTCTCCACTTGGGCCCGAACCAATACCAACACGCATCGTGAACCACTGATTACAATTGTCCAGATAGTTAGGGCTGCGTAACCACTGTATGAAGGCGCGGTGCTGCGCCAGAGTGAAAACCCATGTCAGCGAAAAACCGGTTTTCAGATCGTCGGTTAACTTCTGGAATATTGGCGCACCGACTACTGGCAAATCAGTTCTGAATCCCGTATCTGGCTTGGGTGTTTTCGACTTCTGAGCCAAGGGCAACCAGTCTGGGTAATCAATCATCCTCTCGCCTTCCTCGGTGCCTGGTGATATTGCTGGATAGCCTGGCTGGCTGGGCCGCCGTTGCTGATGTCATAAACAAACGCATCCACAGTCCATCCTCCGTTTCCGTCTGGTGTTGCCTGCGCGTCGACAGCCGATGATGTGTAGTTATTGATATTCACTACAACACCGCCACCTCCGTTTCCCTGCATATCCTTGTTGCTGATGACCTTCCCGTTGTCGCCGGGGATCATGTACTGGCTGCCGTTGCTGGCCTGATAGATTTCAGGCATGCCGCCTTCGCCAACCTGATACATCGAACCAGCGGATACCGGGCCACCATTCTTACGCTTGCCAGCAATCGAGCCAGATAGTGCCATTGCTGCAACAACTGCGCCGATACCGATGGCGGCCGCTCCACCAAATGAGCCGATCGAAGCAACGATAGCTGCGGGTGTCCATGCAGCGGTAGTAGTGGCGGCCGCTGTTGTGCTGGCCGCTGTCGTTGTTGCAGTACCGGCGACGGAAGCAGCGGTTGTTGCGGCTGTGGCAGCAATCTGCGCTGTTTGGCCCATGATTGCTGACTTAACCCACTCAACGCCCATCTGAGTGAATGACTGCACTACGCTGCTTAAAACGGTGTTGGCTATATTACCAAGAGCTTCATTGACGCTTTGAGTGCCATTTAAAATGCCGGTAATACTGCTGGATACGGTGTTCATTGAGGTTTGTAGTGTGTCAGCGAAAAGCTGTGTGGCTACTGTCTGCTGAGACCATTCTTCCCACATCGCGGCCATGCGCTGATCACGATATATCTTTTCTATCGCCGCACGTGTCGCTTCAACCTCGGAAATTTTTTGTGGGTATAAGGCTGCGTAGGCATTTAGATCAGCCATTTGCTGTTGAAACTGGTTATCAACAGAAGTAACTGGCGATACTTGTGCACGAACTCCCTTATATGCCTTTTCTGTATCCTGCCGGGATTTCTCCGCAGCAGCCTGCGCCTTTATTGCCTGAGCGTTATCATAGGTTTTAGCTGCATAGACGCCCGCCAAAGCTATCTGCTCTTGGGTGGCATTTTTTCCCAAGGACTGTTGGGCGGTGAGGATTGCCTGCTCTTTACTGAGTTCCTGAGTAGATGCCGCAGTTATCTCTGATTGCTGCTTCAACTTATCAAGCTTTTGTGCAATTGATTCGCTTTGACTGACAGATTTCTTCCTTTCGGTCGTCAACCCTTTTTGTGCCTGGGTGTTTTTGTACGTCGCTTCGGCATCAGCTTGCATCTGCACTGCATGCGGATCGTCTTTAGAAAATCCTGCATCTTCTGCTGCGTATTGCGCCTGTAGCCTGGCTCTGGCCTCACCCTGCAATTTCGACAGCGCCAGATTTCTCTCCGATTGTTGAATGAGGTTCTTCTGGCCTGCTGTAAGGTTGTCTGTTTCCTGTTTAAGCGCTGCTACGTTTCCTTTTGCAACGACAGCCTCACGGGAAAGATTAACAAGCGTCCCTATGAAAGACGTGAGGGCTGTCTGCCCTTTTTCAGTAGAGCTCTGCGTGTTCTGAAGCTCGGATGCAAGCTTCTGTAGTGCTTCCGGCGAGGGGTTCTTTGCAATATCGGAAAGCTGTTTTGCAAAGTTAAACGCCTGCTGTTCAGAAATGGCGAACTTGTCAGCCACCGCACCAACAGTATTACCGATGCTTAATGTTGTGGAATTAAATGCCTGCCCTGCACCGAACGCTTGTTTCATCGCTTCGGTATAGTCGTTTGTGGTGATATTTAACGAAGCCAGTCGGTCATTGAAGCCTTGTACTGTTGCATATCCACCAGAAAATGCAGATAGGGCCTTGTCACCAAACGACAGCAATGAGCCAGAGGCATCACTAATTGCCTTCGGTATTTTGTTGATGGCCTCGTTGTACTCCAGAAGCGCCTGATTACGCATCAGCGTAGCTACTTCTGCGTTAGTCTTGGCGAGAAGAGCGTATTTATCGGAGAGAGCGGCCACGCCATTTTGGGAGACGGTGATGACTTTATCCATCGCCTCGGCGGCATCTTTTAACGCATCCATGGCGTTCTTACCGCCATTCAGAGATGTAATAAGTGTTCCAGCTATCACGGTACTTAGGGCTATGACGGCCCCTATAACTGCGCCTCCGGGTCCAAATGCCCCGGCCAGCTGAGAACCCTGTTGCGAGAAGGCAACTAATGCAGATTGCCCGCCCTGCACCTGTACAATGAAATCCTGCACCTGATAGCCTGCTTGCTGCATGCTACCTTTCCACTTACCCGTACCTTTTGCGCCATTTTCGACGCCAGTTTTCATGTCATAAAGACGACCGGTTAGCTCACCAATCTTCTGTTTCTCTTCGTCCGACGCTTTAGATCCAGCCCGTAATTGTGCCGCCAGAACCGCAGCGCTCCTTGCCCCACCCTCCTGAGCTTCATCTAGTACAGCAATCTGATTACCCAGCGCTTCAATTATTGACTCTGCGCGACTGAACTCACTGCTTGCCCCACCGGTGCCACTTCTGGCCTCAGCCATGGCTCGGGCTATGCCGCTTACATTAGTGTTAAGCTTTTTGAGTTGGTTATCCATGGAGTTTGCATAACCCGCCAGCTCGGTAAACGCAGTACCTGTAGCAGAAGTGCTCTTATCAAGCCCGTCCAGTTCTTTGCCAGTGTTACTCGATGAGTTGTCGATCTGGGATAATGCGTTCTGAACATCTTTCGCTCCGTCCAGTAATTGGGCGGTATCCAGCGAGATGGTGATATCAATACCACCTAAATTTTCCGACATTGTGATTCTCCATGGATACTTTGCCTGTTAATGCTGGGCTCTTTGTTGTTGCTCGCGCATCATTTTTTCCTGCCAGCGCCGTTCGTCGTCATCCATGACCTCGTCGTATTCTTCTCGGGTCAGGCCTTTCTGGTTCGGGTATTTGGCATTAAGTAGAAGAGCGAACTCCGTCATCGTCAGGAATGCGGCATCGTCTCGCGTCATTTTGAAATGGGTTCGTGCTGCATTTATGTATTCGATGGCATGGAACTCTGCCGTGGTCGTGGAACTTTCATGTCTTTGAAGCTTTCTAACCCTCGCCTTGCCAATAACCCCATGCGTCATTAAGTGCTGAGCAATAATGATAATGTCGTTGCGGCTTAGCTTTCCGGGGCGATAAACGATGTATCTTGACCATCCTTTCCATTCGCCAATCATTGTGGTTATGTCTTCTTCGCAGCAGGCTTGAATAACCTGCATTGAGATAGAAAGCACTTTCTCGGCCATGCGATAAATCTGTGGTGACAGCCAGTCAGGCAGTCGTCCGAGATGAGCGGCGCATAAAGCCAGAAGATTTTGAACGTCACTGCCATGAATAGTTGCATATGCAGAGACTATGTCTTCTGGCGAACCAATTCGCGTCATTGCTGCGAAGGACGGCCGTAATACATATTCGCGGCCGCCCTCTTCTCTGTTTGTCAGGACGACTTCGCCTATCTCTGTTAAGGGGATCATCTGAGTGCCTTAAATGGTTATTATCAAGGGCAGCAAGCTACCCTTTGGGATAGCCATTAGCTGACGGTTACAGAGCAGGCGTTTGAGGTAATCTTTACAGGAGTGGATGCAGAGTCGGTTACTTCGCAGGTATACGAGCCAGCATCACCAGATGCAGCGCTGGCCTTATTGAATGTGGCGGCTGTTTGTCCGCTAACCGCCGATCCATCTTTTTTCCAGGCGTAGCTATATGGCGCAGTGCCTCCCGTGACCGCTACTGTCATTGTCAGCGCAGAACCGGTAGCTACTGTTTTGGTTGTAGGGAGGTTTGTAGTAAATGCCAACGCGTCGCCAGCAATCTCGAATACAACGGTATCAGCATCGTAAACCTTCCACTCTCCAGAGAATGTGGAGATATCACTCGTTCCAAAATCACCAGACCATGAAGTTGTATTGAAATACCCCATGATGTAAGTGCCAGCATCCTCTCCTGCAAAGTCGAATCGAACCCACACAGTTGGTTGGCGGCCCGCCTGCACTTCGTCGAAAATATATTTCGACATGTGGATAGCGCCGATCTCAACCGTTTTGTCATTCTTGCGGAACTCACCGTCACCAGAAATAGTGAAGTCCATATTGTTGACAAGATTCTCAACGAGCCCCTTTGAATCATCAGCCTCAGAGCTGACAGTATTCATCGAATAGTCGAAACCTTTAGTGGTCATCGCACCTAGTCGCTTCCATTCAGAAAGCGCAGGTACAGCATCGGGACAGCCAAAGGCCATGCGGAGCACAGCTACTTTCCCGATCAGCTTGCCAAAATCGTTAGCACAGCCTTGCATGTGTTACCTCTCAAATAAAAAAGGCCGCCCGTAGGCAGCCTGGATGGTGTGAAATTTAATTTAATCGCCGTAAACGCAGCGGAATCTAAGGGAGAAAACTATTCGGCCTTCAGTTGTTGGCATGGGGCTGGGGACGCCCATAGATTCGATATAGTTCAGGCACTCGTCTTTAATGGGGTTAGCCTGTACATAGTCGATGATTTGCTGCATGCGTTCCGCTGTAGCAATCCGCTTATCGCTTGCGCCTACAATTGTTACATCAACGTAATAATTAGAAGACAAATCGTCTCGAATTGACGTGCCGCCGCCAGGGGAAAACACAATAAATGAGTCCGTTTTTTTGTTGGTATCTGTCCAGAGTAGAGTTTGCACAACATAACCCACGGTCAAGCCTGCATCGACGAACATGTTTTTGACGCGTTCGTACATTGATGGAGTCACGGCTTAAGTTCCTTCTTGTAGATGTCCTTGATAGTGTCCTTGTTCTTTTCTAACGCCTTTACAAGGAATTGCGGCTCTCCGTGCGGATCCCAATAATTTCCCTTCCCTGTGCCGCCCCCAAATGCCTTTGGCTTTTGTGGGCCAACAGATGAGCGGTTGCTGGTCATGCCAAAGTCTGCTCGCGGCTGCCCTTTAAGTTTGCCGGATGCGTTATGAACAGCTTCTGCATACTCAGCAGTGTATCCAAGCCTGCCAACCACTCCCCCTGAACTGATGTCCATGTCTTTAAACTGTGAGTTTATTAGGGTGGAGGTGTCAACTGGGGTTATTGCTGCTGCATCCACTCCGACGACACTGAGAGCCGCATATGTTGCCCTGGCAGCCTTTTTCCCTTGAGTATCATCAATGAACTTATTAAGTTTTCTGACAACCTGCCCCACACCCTTAACCTTCATGCCCATGCTAAACCCCCGTGATAATGGCAATGTCTTCAGCAATGCGCTCGAACGTATCGGCATAGCGGATAACCTGCCGTACCTCATCAGCGCCAGCATTAAGCGGGTCAGCGTCGGTAGATGTGCCAATCAGGATATAGTCGCCAGCTTGTGCGTCGGTGTACTCTGTCCAGATGGTGCTCTTCACGACTATTTCAGCGCCAAGGCTGCCAATGCGCTTCGACAGGCCTCCTTCGTAATCGCAGAGAATGACCATCGGCTCCGAGTAGCCGAGATTATCTCCGCTTTCGCTGATACCGAGGCTTTTCCATACCGTGGCCGACGCTGTGTATGACCAGCGAGCTGCTTCTGACATTAGATGACCCTCCGATACGTACGCCCCTGCTTAATATGCGCAATTGCTCCTTTTGAAACGTTGTAACGCTCAGCTAAAGGCCGCAATTCTTCCCCATTAGCAAGCAATGCTCTTATTTCTCTAACCTGGTCGTCTGTTAATTTTGCGTGAGGCGGTGTTACTCCGTGCATAGGGTTACCTTTTCCGGAATGGCGAGCCGACATTTTCGCCCTAACTTCCAGCCTCTTGCTTGCACCTTGGCACGGTAACCTCTTACCGAACCAATAGTTTCCGCTTCCCTTAACTCTTTCACTGATTTGTTTTTTGCGTTCATCTGAAAATTTCAGACCTGCACAACTTCCGGCGTTTGGCGCAATATTGAAAGATGGCTTTAGCAAATCAAAGTAAGATTGCTCAGCAGGAACAAGTCCCGCCCTGTCTTCCACGATAGCCAGAACAGAAAACTCAAAGCATGTGTGGTCATATTCATTCCACGCAGTTTGCAAATTTCTATTGCCGTGAGTGCCTTTTCGCAGTTGATATTTATGAACCGCCCAACGGTTAGCTATATTTGTCGCTGAGCCAATATATAAATCACCTGTGGCAGCGTTACGAATTTGATAGACTCCGGCAACATTGCTATATGATGAATTATCATTATTTGCTTGCATCACTCTCGCCACCTCTCAACCTTTGCCCCACTCTCACGAATGCGCTTGCAATTAATCACCCACTCACCGTTGCTGTTGACGTAGCCGGTTGTCTCGCGGCCTGTGTCGGTGCGAACCCAGACTCGGGAGAAAGGTTTAGGCAAGCTTTCAGTTATGAGCTTCCACATCAGCAGCCACCCACGACGAGAAATAACCCCACCGAACTACCAGCGCTAATCGGCAACTCGCCAGTGCAACCGCTGGCATCCAGCTTCGCCAGTGAATCACTGAGCCATTTGATGCTGTCATCACCGTAATCAAACGAGCGTGACGCCCCAGACGGTGCGCCCTGCGATTTGATGCGACGAGCGCCGGATGATGTCGCCATGAGAGCCGCTGCGTACATCTGGATTAGCTTCGATGTGCAATCGTCATAGCCAGCACCTTCAAGGCATGGAATGATTTTGTTTACCAAGCAGAGAATCGGCTCAAGCAGCGCACTCGGAATGGTGTAACCCAATTCACTGAGGAACTGCTGTACGTCCGCCGCCGTGATTGGGTCAGCCATGGTTACTTACCTTTTTTGGGTTTATCCGGCGTGGCAACTTCGAACTCTTTCTTTTCATCCATTGATTCAGCAAGGCCAGCAGCCACCCATCGGGCGGCAGTTTCGTCTGCAACCTCAACCTGCGCACCAACCCCCAACTTCTGGAGATTGGCACCGGAGAAAAGGTTATCGCTAATTACTTTTACCAGTGCCATGTCGACCTCTTAGCTGTGCGCGTAGATGACTGATTTCTTGCTGTTGATGTCGGTCTTAACCATCAGACCAGCAGCGCCCCACGTGCGCCAGATGTAATCGCTGTTGTAGAACGGGCGAGGGTCGGCAACAGTGCCGAACGCCTGACCAACAATCGGAGCGATAACGCCAGCAGTCAGTGGAACAATCAGGATCTGATTACCAGTCAGCGCTGCATCTTCTTTGATTGCTGAAATGCCAGACAACTTCAGAAGCTCCTGCAAGATGGTGTCAGATTGATAGTTATCGCTGTAGTAGCGCTCAAGGTTAGAGATAATCGCGCTGGACACATACCAGGTTTGCTCTGCGTACTGGTTATTAGTCAGCTTCAGAGTGTCACGCAGCTTGATAGCAGCATTACGGATTTGCTCAGCGGTCGCAGCAGAATCAGTGAAGTCGATGTTCAGACCGGAAGCACCGAGGTCAACCATCGCAACGCGTTCATCGTTCTTCAGGCCCTTCCAGGTCTTATCATCAAACTTGATGTAAGTGCCTTCAGAGTCGCGGTATCCGTTGTAGATGTAATCCACATACTGGCGACGCACTTCGTTGGTGGACTCAAACTGAGCATCAGCTACGATGTCGAATGCATCCGGGTTGTTCAGGCGAGGTTCGCGCCAGTGGAACTTGAATCCAGTGTCATGTACTGGAACCATGGTGCCGTCATACTGGTATTGCACTGCATCTAGTGCCCCACCAATCTGGCCGGACATAGAAGTGTGAGCCCACATGCGACCGCCAGACTTCGCGTATTCATACACGGTCTGATTGATACGCACGGAACGAGATAAAGGCATCAGATCGTTGAAGAGAGTGAACTCGGTGTTCGCCTCAAACTGACGAAGAACAGTCTGGTCAAACGCTTTGTACAGGTCAGCAGGTGAGCGCACGGCGTTGATGCCATTGAGCTCGTTGATGGTGTTAAGGCGATCTGCAAATTCCTGCATCACGTTTACACCCTGATGGTTCATTGCCGCGCTACGTTCCTGCATCAGCATGCCGAACTGGTACTGATTGATTGCCAGGTTACCGGACTTCTCGCCCAGTGATTTAGAATAAACAAGCATTAAGTGACTCCTTACTTAATCACTACGCGAATGAGGTCGCCAGCTACGGCGGTAATTGAGCGCTCTTCGTCGCAGTAGCAACGGTCAGACTCTCCAGTGGCCCATTTCTTAACCTGGCCGTTGACGATTGAAAGAGCATCGCCTTTTTTGTAGGTGCCAGCCGCCGCACGAACGTTCAGGAACATTCCCGGCAGTGGGTGAATTGCAACAAGCAGATCGTCAACCGCATAGGTGTCATCAACTGACTTGCAGCGAAGATAGTCGAAGTCTGCTACGTAGACGACCGCCTGCTCTGCCCCTGCGACCGACGCTTTAAATACGCCAGCATCGAAGAAGCCAAGAGTGCCGGGCTTAACCGCAGTCGCTCGGCCTTCGCGGTTAAGGGTTGGGTTCGGGAATACGCCGCCCGCGTGGATTACATGCTTACCGTCTTTAGCCATTTCTAATTACTCCGGCATTACGCTGATTGAATCGTTAGAGTTAACCTGGCGGAATGCACCGCTAAGCCCGGTTGATGTCTGGCATTTAGCGAAAAGCTCTTTCAGCGGTTCACCGTCCAGCGAGTTAACTGCCAAATCGGTCATACCGAACTTAGCTTTCACAGCAGTACGCATTGATGCGCGTTCCTGATCGGCGTTGGCAGTCAGGCCAGTTTCGATAGAGTTCAGCTTGTCAGCGAATGGTTGGAACCATGCTGGAGCTTCCGCGCTGTTGGTAGCGGTGTCTTTAGCTGCCTTTGCATCAGCTTCTTTCTTCAGGCGCGCCGCTTTTTCTTCTGGTGTTTCGGCTGCTTTCGCATCTTCTGCCACCATTGCGTTGTAAGCGTCCATCAGCTCGGCTTCGGTCTTGCCTTCAGTCGGCTTGCCTTTCGCTTTGAGCGCATTTACGATCATGTCTTTCATCGGATTTTCTGCTCCGTTAGTTTTAATTTCGTACTCAGTGGGTTTGCGCACGACTTCTTGAGGTTCGCCGACGAACACGGCTTTGCCGCCCTCATCGATGAGGTACTTCTGTTTGAAATAGCGGGTGTCATCTCGATAGATGAACGTGTCAGGCCAGACCGTTTCAGGCCACAACCAGTTATCATCACCGCGCCCCTCGCGAAGCTTGTCGCTGATAGCGCGGTTGATATCGTCGAATGAATAATTTGAGGCGTTAGTGAAGAAGAATTTCGCTTTGTTCAGGAGTCCTTCTCGGGTGCAGTCTGCCCCCTCCGCAAGATTAGCAATCTCAATTTCCTGCTCGCCACCGTCAGCATTTACAAAGATGCCTACACCATCATCTGGTGTACCTGCACCTAATTCATGAAGAAGGATGGCTGTGTGATCGAATACCTGGTTCGTGGCCGTCCAGTTGTGTTTTTTGCCTCTGGAAATGCCACTACTATTAACTTTCAGCGTATCAAGACCGGTTGAAACATTGATTGGCGTAGTAGATGTGCCGTCTTTAAGCGCCTCTAATGCCGCAACAACCTCCGGCCCATGCTTTGACGCCATGGCTACGCGCTTGTTGACGTACATGTCCATCTTCACCTTGTCGCCGTCTTTTCTGACGTTCTTCGACCAGGCTCCAACGTTGTATTGGTTAATTGCTCGCGGGTTATTAGCGCTGACGTGCTTACCATCTACCTTTGGATGCCCGAAAGGCATCGCTTTGCCCTCAAGACTTTTGTAGCTTTTGTTGATTTCGGCTGCCGGATACAACCCGCCATTCATAACGATGTCATCAACAATAGGCACGATGTCGCGCACGATGATGTGCTCATCGCCGTCAATGACTTCTGTTGTGATGTTTGATGCGGAGTTGATGACGGTCAGCACATGGACGCTTTTACGCGACATGCTGAGTCCTCTTGCTTGTTATTTCTGAGTGGTCAGTAGCTCAATGAAATAGTCAGCCATGCGCTCTGGTTCATATGGGCCTTCTGGCTCAAAATCAGCAGGGTTGGCGTTGAAGTTGTTAATCCATTCATGCATAGCTTTGCGGATCCTTGCTTCGCTATACAAAGTCCCATGGTTAATATCTCTTGGCTGCTCGCTAGGTAGTGAAATGGTCACAATGCGTCCTCGTTGGTGGATTTCAGTCAATAAAAAACCCAGCACTGTGGCTGGGTCAGTAATGGGTTGCGGCTGACGGACTCGAACCGGCACTCTCGTCAGGCGTCAACATCATGCCTTACCGAGCACGACCAGAAGGCCGCGTTGATGCGTTACTCTACCTATTGAGTTAAACCGCAATTGAACAGACTACTGATGCGATATGTGTAACTAAACTTTATTCAAAGCTGTGATGTGGACTAAGGAGCCACCGTTCATCTTTTCAAGCGAGTCATTTAATTCGATGATCACTTCTTCTGGTGGTGTACTTTCCGCAAACTCAGCAATATTTGAGCCAGCTTTATACACTGTTGATCCGCCAGCTTCGTTGGACGTGTAGCAAACCCATGAGTAAAACCATTTCTGAGACATAATTACCCCTTTGTAAGATGGATATTTATCATCCCATGAACTAATTATTTCTGCCAGATTCTGCGCTCTTTCGCCAGCTTATCCGCCAGCCCCTCGTTAAATATGCTTCCGTCGTCGTTGAGTAGCACCGGAATCTGGCCGCAGTAGCAGTGATATTTGTTGCCGTTTATGGAGTACCATTCTCTCACCTCTGCAACAGTCCTAACCTTGCCGTGCCAGAATGCGTGAGTTTGTCGAGTTGTTGGCTTGAGAGCAGAAAGATGAAGTAATCCGGTTTTCAAACCAAGCCGGTCGGCAGCCCAATCAGTTTCATTCCAGTTAGCCTCACGCAAAGCACCGACTTGCTCAGTCTGTGCCATGTTTTTAGCGCGGCTCATGCTGACATCCAGACGCTTACTGATGATCCCCATCGTCTCGCGTGGATTTACTCCGCGCCCAATAGAATCGGCAATGATGTTAGCCAGGTCACCACGAGCCTTATCGCTCTCAAGCTTCCAGTCGCTGTACGTAGACACGAAAGCAGATGCGACCTGATTCTGGTATGCCGGAGTGCTTAATAGCTGCTGTAGCGTTGTCTGGCTTGCGTAGATAGGTGACTGCACCGACAGATTGGTGTAAGCGTTCAACGTCCCGCGCTGGTATTCCTCGGCGACATAGTCGAATGCCCACAAGTTCTGGCTTCCACCATCGAGTAAGTGGTCATCGAGTATCGTCTGCACTACCTGCAACAGGTCGGCTAATTGTGCCGCTGTCATGTCGTAGATGTATGTGCCAGCGTTAACCTGGTAGAGCGTGTCGGCCTGATTACCGTTGCGGGCAAGGATATAACCGTACATCGAATTGGCTGCACGCTCACGACCCGTTAGACGCATGTCGAATAGCTGCTTTAGCGCTACTTTGATGCCGTAGTAGCGCTGCTCGATGTCGCGGTACATCTTGTTTACTGCGCGGTAGGACTGCGTCGGATCAGCTTTGTTGCGCGGAATTATCGGGCTGCCCGGTTTCAGTTGATTGTTCAATTGGCTTACCTGTCAGCGGGTCAATGTTCTTCGCCGATTCATCAGCACCTTTTGGTTGATCCGCCTCTTTCATCGGCTCCAGTTCGCCTACAGCACGAATTTCGTTTTCAGTAACAGAAGATGTGCCAAACGCTTGTTGAGTATCCTTGGCCACCTGAGCCATTGCTGCCATGTTAGCAATCTTCTCTTTCTCGCTAGGGGCAAGTAAGTCAGACCAGGCGAGCGTTACCTCACCGTTCTTTGGTGGTTCGATAATGCCCAGCGTCCAGAATCGCTCAATCACGCGAGTGATGTAGTCAGTGAGGAAACCCCAGCGACGACCATTACAGCGTTTGGCCCACTCATTCTTATCCTCATCCGATGCCAGTCGCCCGGTTTGTTGACCAAACTGGATGGTGAACGGACATTGAATAGATGCTGAAAACTCGTTGGCGGCCGCTGTCCAGGTTGGTGTAGGGTCAGCTGCCGCAACAGACAGCACGCTTGTTTTACCGGCCTGCATTGCTAAAGCCGAATCAGTGCCACTGTTTAGCTTTCTGACCTTGTCATTCATTGCTTCAGCAAGAGAGTCGTAGCCAGCTTCTTTAGCCTGCTTAACGAGCGTTGAAACATCGGTCGTAGCATCAAACTCCATCGCCAGTTGTCGGCTGGCGTTCTTGAGGAAACCTTCTGCGCTCCCACCTGATGTCTTCTCAATGTCGAGCAGCTTATTGAAGCCAGCGCGAAGCAACGGAACACCGGCGAGCATGTTTTCATCCTCCGAGCCTTCGCACAGGATAATCACGCGATCCGGATGGACGGAGACGCTGCGCACGGTTCCGTAAGTGCCATCATCTCCAACAGGCTGCTCGTTGAAGTTGTAGCTTACTGGCTGCCCGTAGGTATCAGACTGTGTGTCGATATCGAAATTACCTGGCTTAATCTGCGCTTCCCATGCAGGGATTAGCTTCACCAATGCTTTGTCGCCGAGAGCCTTTACAATGTTTTGATCAACCGGTTGCCACCACTCGCGGCCATCTTTGATTTGCAGCAGAACAGCAGAGTAGCGCCCTACCAAATTGCGGCGGTCAGCATCTTTAAGCTTTGCCCAGTGCTTGCTCAACAGCTTGGTCGTTGACTCTTCCCAATCCGTGGTTTCTTCGGCTTCATCTTTCTCCGGGCCGTCGATGATGGTCGGGTTGTCCGTCCAGCAGGAATCCAGCAGCTTGTGCACTGCGGCGTGGGCTACGGCATTGCGCTCATATGCCCGGTAGTAGTTGTCGAAGTTAACTGTATCCGGGTAGCCAAATTCGTCCCACAGTTTGGTGCGCTTGGTGTTACCGTTTGGCCCATGCGCGTACAGCATGCGCTGCCGACCTATAGCATCAGCAAGGGCATTCACGAGGAATTGTTCCCCGCTATTTAATTCACTCACTGAGTGCTCCTTAGAAGAATATTGCGCCTGAAGATTTGTGCTTGATATAGCCATCTAAGCCATAGCGCACACCATCCCAGCAGTGGTTATTTTTATCCTCGATAACCGGCAATACTTCGCCAGTAGTACGGTCTGTTTTATATGAGTAGAGCCGAGCCTCTTTCGCTGTCTCTTTGCAGCGAGGATGAATGATGATCTGCTTGAAACCACGCAAACAGGTTATTCCGTCCTCAACGCTACCTGCCCACTTCTGAGCGGACGCAATATTGAATCCCTGCGCTTTGATGTGGCTTATAGTTTCAGGGCGGGAGTTATCTGCCTTAATAGGCCACTTTCTGGCTTCAGGTATTCCTGGGAATTTAGCCTCATCAGTGACTTTCCATTCCTCCAGCTGCTTAGGTTTAGCGCCATCCTTACCAGCGTAGAACTTCCACATATCATCTAACTCGACGCCGTGACCGTAGGACTCGTATTCGATATAAAGATTACTGTCGAGGATAAACATACGGATGAGAGTGCTTGGGTCTTTCGCAAATCCGAAGTCGGCACCGAAAAGCAGCCGCTCCGATTTCTTCCAGAGGTCATCTGCAAAACTCTGCACAACATACTTGTTAGCCAGCACCTGCTTATCGGAGTTCTCGAGGTAGGCACCCTCCCAGATCCATGCATAATCGGCATAGTCTAGGGTGGCAAGGTCATCCTGCCGCTCCTCTTCGAGTACTTCAGGGAACCACGGGTTATCTCCGTAGTTCATCTCGACAATCATCGAGTTTTTCGGTGGGGTCTTTCTGAATCGCTTATCTGTCGCGCTACCGTCTTTCTCAGGGTTCCATGTCACCCAGATTTCAGATCCTTTCTCACGAACTGTCGGGCGCAGTTTCTTCCATGCTATGTCAGAAACAGACTCTGCCTCATCAACCCAGGCAACAAGAACACGAGCTTTTGATTTGATACTATCTAAGTTATGCCGCAGCCCACAGAAAACGTAACTGACGTTGCGATTCTTGGTGCGAATATACTTTTCGCCAATATCGAAATAATCATCAAGCCATGGAACAGATCGTATCGCCTGTTTGATTTCCTCCATGGAGGATTCTTCCAGGGAGTTCATGTATTCACGGGCGCACAGGATAACGCCGCTTACTCCGCTTTCTGCGGCTTGGTACGCCTTAACTGCGCTCATCAGTGCAAATGTTCTGGTCTTTGCTGAACCACGGCCACCATAAGCGCCTCGATAACGAACGCCTTCAGTGGAAAATACAGGAACTAACTTCGCTGGGATGGGTAAGTCAACTTGGCTTTCCATTAGTTGGCTCTACTCCTACCAGCCTGATTGTTGTCGGCTTGGTTGCCATGGTTCCATCGGATGAGGTATGGTCGATAACCTGCTTATCTAGGCCAACCAACTTAGCCTTACCCATCGTTGCGGCCACGGCAGCAGATGATTGAGGCGTCTCAGCACTCAACGCTTTCTGTCTAGCCTCTTCAAGCTCAGCAAGTAGCGAATCAACAGTGACATTGTGACGCTGCTTAATCTCGCCCCTAAGCTCATTAAGTCTTAGGGCAATCTTAGGGTTATCCTGCAACTTACTTGCTTGAACATGAATGGCTTCCGGCTTCATCTTGTCAGCAGCATACGCCGTCCGATAAGCCTCTGAAGCATTACCCGTCTCGATGTATGCCTGACAGAAAGCCTCTTGCTTAATTGTCAGACCTGCCATAGCTGTTATTCCTTAATTTCTTCTTCCACTACCGGCGTAAACAAAATCTCGCTCAGTTCATCCGGCTGAATGTAGCGCCACTCACCATCCTTGTTAGCCACGGCGAACAGACCATTAACCAGTTGAGGCTCTTTGACTGTCATGTTGCCTTCGTAGACAGTTCCGTCTTTCTTCCTGGCTGTTACGTTGTATTTGGTAGGCATGGTGATACCTCGGCTTGTCATCACGAATAGATAAAGCGGCGCTTTATAGCGTTGTCCGTACTTTCTTCATCACTTTTACGAACAGCTTCAATACTGAATCCATGAATATTGCAAATTGGTACGCCGTGAGTGTTTAACCCATTCTTGATTATTAGCAAACCATCTCGAATGTCTGGGTCTGGGTGATCCTGCCAGCCAACCTGCTCTGGAGAAAAGCCACTAGCTTTCCCCTCCCTGGTAAGAAGCATTACCTTCCAGCCTTTGATTACACTAGCCATTTTTTTGCCCTTGAGTTTTTATGGGGTTCCAGTTTCATTCTGCCATGGCACTGGTTGCCACCATGAGCGCTCAAACCCTGCTGGTTGCAGCAGCAGGTAAACACGCGGCATTACTCGTTACGTGGAATACAGCACACTCGTCAGAGGGATTCCCCCTTGCGGGGCTGAGTCTTCGTTAATGCTGTCACGCGTTAATGTGGAGACGAGTCGGCTCGCACATTTGAGGAAATAAAAAAGGCCGCCGTGGCGACCTGTTCTGTTATTCTTTAGGCTTACTATTTCTTTGTATTATCAAAAACAAGATCATCGCCAAACCACAGGCGGAATGGCAAGCGCTCAGCTTCCTGGCTCTCTGCGTGAAACTCGCCGGAAACCACAACACCATCGCGACCATCATTAGTGCGCCATAATTCCCACCCGCTCGTTCTTGTGAGCTGCAAAATCATATTAAATGGGAGATTTGAGAACTGGACTTTATCACCTTCTATTTCCACGAAAACATCGTGATAGGTATTTATTGGTAGCATATACAACCTCGTCTTAGTTGCTCGTCAGATAATGAATGGCAGGCGGTGGCGATGCCGCTTTTCAGGAGCTACCCTAGCCACTTATTAATTATACCATGTTCGATTGTCGCAGAGTTGCAGTGCTTCACAGCAGGACTTCCCCACTTACGGCTTACCCGTCAGCAAGATGAGTGATCACCTCGTTTCCGCCACAGAATTGATAAGAGCCGTTGTGAAAGTGGCTCTAAATATTGATTATGTTCGGGTCAATCTTCCTTTCCCGGTTTCAGCGAGGTACAGGTCAATCATCCCCACCGCCTCGGCAATCAAGCCTTCGATTCTGCTGATATGCCCAGGCTTTACAATCTTCCACTCGTTGAGCCCAGAACCATGCTTGCTGGCGATGCCTTTATCAAACTTATAATCGGCACACGCCTGGTTGAGCTCATCCATAATGGTCATGCGTCGCGGGTTTGCAGCTAAACCTTTTGCCCAGTAATCATGCAGAGCTGCAAAGCACTCTTCCTGATATGCGATTAGTTTATCGCGGACAGAATCTTTAACTTTCGCTGGGTTGATACTGAAGAGCCAGCCGTTGAGTTTGCGGAGTGGCATGCAAAGCATTTCCTGCAAACCGCCACGCGAAGGGATGGTCATATGACCACACCCGTATTTTTCCTTTTGGGACATCAACTTCCTGTGCTGTGACTTCCAGTCCAAGCCGATAGCCTCAATAACAGGTTTCATCGCAACATATTCAACACCGTCATTGCTGATGGTGGTCAACTTGTCACCTTTAAACTCTACTTCTGTGCTTACTGGATATTGCATGGTGATTACCTTCAAAAAAGAAACCTCTGTTCACCAGAACGCCCATACCCGATCGCACCATGCTTCGATGGAGTTCTCAGAGGTCGCTTTTGTGAATGGTTTCGGGTTTTACGATGCGCGGTGAATGCGCGGGGGATTTACTGCATAAAAAAGCCCGACCGAAGTCAGGCTCTGTTTGCTAATAGGGGTGACGAATTACTTAAGGCACTGATGCCGGATGTAGTCCTGCAAATACTTCACTTGCCCTGTCACTGTTTCGTTTGCGGTTCTGAGACGCCAATAATCCCGCTCAGCATCTGCTGTAAGTCCGGGGGTGGAAGCATCGCCCAGGCTGCCGGAGGTGGTGGAGCTGTTCTTACAGGTGGCGTTGAGCTGCAACCGGCGCTTGCCAGTAGTAACATCGCGCTCAAGCTGATTGATAGTTTCCTGAGCATCGGCAAGTTCCTGCGTGTATTTTGTGTCGAGTGCGGCAACGTCACGTTGACGTGTCTGCATGTCTTTAACCGTTGCCTGCGATAGCTTTAGCTCATTCTCTGCTAGCAGGGCGCGGTCGTAGTTGCTGCGGGCTATCTTGGCTGTGATTACGATAAGCAGCAGAAGTAACGCGCCGACTATTACTCGCCAGTGCTCTGCAATAGCTTTCGTGATGATGCTCATCGCTGGCCCCACATGCAGACTTCGTTTTCAATGTCGCGGCGATTCATGAGGCCTTTCCACTTCCTGCCCCCTGCATAAATCCAGACTTGCAGGCCTTCACATGCTTGAGCGTTGTTGCCGGCATTGAGGTTCCGCAGGAGGGACGAATTCTCGAATGCGCGAACGCCGACGTTATAGCTGAAGCTGATTAGCGCGGCTTTTTGATACTCTGATGCCGGTACTTTCACCGAGCGCTCAACCGATTTAGCGAATGGCTGCAGGTCTTTATCGAGCATCGCTCTGCATTCTTTCTCTGTGTACTTCTTGCCCTTGATGATGTCGCTACCCGTGTGGCCGTAACAAACAGTCAGCACGCCTGCGACATCGTAGTAAGGGGAGTAACGCACACCTTCCAGCTCAGGGATCATGACGCCTGCGATTGTTAACGCACTCGCTCCACCCATAGTTATAAGTTTGTTTCGTAATGCCGGAGACATTGCCATTTACTCACCTGCCTTTTCCAGGGCATCAACTGCAACTTTTACGGCTGCAGGCCGCTCTGATTGAGGCTTATCTTTCACCTCTCCCAGATACTGGCGCAGCATCTCTGTTCTCCGCTGGTCTTCTCTCCTGCCACGCCTTGCGTCAATCCGACCGTTTATATATGACGCCAGCGAGATAACGACCCCGATCAGGCCGAATATCATGAAGACGACATCTTGTGTCGCAAGGCCAAGACCGGCTGCAATAGTTGCCAGCCACGCAAAGAACTGCGTGACAATATTTCCGGGCTGGTCATTCATACGATGCATTCCACACCTCCGTATTTCGGGGTGCTGTTCTGTGTAGTTGGGAAAGCGCCACTCATGCCACGGCACGTTATCTATGAGTGAAAGTGATTGCTGGATGGTTGGCGCTAAATGTGAAAAAGGCCGCTCTTTGGCGACCTTGTTAATTTGTGATGTCTGTCGCTTGCAATATAATCATTTTTTGATTATATTTATTTCATTGAAACCGACAAGGAACGACTATGAAACACTTCAAAAAAATCGAGTACAAAGGAAATACTCTTACTTTACAAACTGACAAGTCAGTCGATTGCATTGCTTACGAAATCGCTCTTAGCGAGCAAGTCATTGACTGGAGGGGTATTCCTGTATGCTTTATTGGTCTTTCATCAGATGACGCCAGTAAGTTTTATTGCCGATCATTCAGCGATGAACAAATCGAATGTCTCATTCGCAAAGAGTATGATGATTGTCTTAATGGGCCAGACATAAAAGATTATGTCGCCACAGATGATACCCGCGCCTATTACGAAGATTTCTAATTACAGGCTTAAACCATGAAGCTAATTGATTACATAAATCAAAATTTCAAATCAAAGGCAGAATTTTCCAGACTTATGGGTGTTACGCCACAGCAGGTCACTAAGTGGATCAATGAAGATTGGATATTTGTAGATAATAAACTGTATAGCTTTCGCCGCTCAGTACCGCATTGCGATAAAGGATTAAATGATGGATAACAGCATTGACATATCGGCATTCTCGACTAAGCAACTTTTAGAGTTCATGCGGAGAATAGTAAGCGAACTGGAGGTGCGACAATCAAATCCCCAGTTCATACAAACACCAGAGCCTGTTATACCGACACTCTCCCCAGGCAGGATGGAATTAATTTTTATCAATAACTGTCTCTCTGTAGGCACAGTTAAATCTGAGATGAAAGACCGGTGGAGAGAACTCTACAATCAATATCCAGAGTGGTTCCAATCCAAGGGGTACCCTCATACATTGAGAGGTGCAGATTTCGACACATGGAAAAAATATTTCGCGCCGAGAGATTAATACTATGCAGGCAATAAAAATTGTAATTTCAGGAAGAAGCTTCCTTCTACCCGACGGATTTGAGTTTCCCATGCCAGAATATATAGAACAACATATCGATATGATTAAGGCTTACATAGCGGCAGGAGATGAAATGCTCATGCTGGTTCCAAACTTTGATACCCCTGAAATGCAAAATGCAATGAATAGAATCAGGATTCTAAAGTCTGAGCTTACTGAATTTAAAGCCCGGACCGGAATTATCGGAACCCCATTTGACTCCCGAGACACTGATCTTTACATCGCTGCAAATCATGTTGAGGTTATTTCTACAATTAACTTTTAGTTGTGCCCCTTACGCAAAAAGCCCCGAGCTATTAACTCAGGGCTTCTTATACAGACCTCTCAGCCTGCTTTGGTTGGAGTCCCAGACTAATTATCGAGTCGAAGTTACCAACTAGGCGGTATCAGTGATTCAGGTGCCGCCTCTTTAATCCTGAATCACCGCGCTCTTTCGCTATTGCTCCCGAGCATACCGCTAATATGCCAGGTAGCTTGCCCTTTGTCTTTAGCTATTCGTGCTATTTTATGCCACCAGTAGAATTTCTTTCTCCATTTCTCGCTTACATGAGTAAAACAATTCCGCTTCAAGGATATTTTCAGACCATTCCATTCTATTCCTCGCCTCTTTAGCAGTTAATCCTTTGCTCACTAGATAGCGAATCAGGTTTTGCGCGCTATTGCGGTTGCAGTATCGTAATCTGGCGACAGAACGGATGGGGTTGCCCCTTCCAAATGTCGTTACCATTACCCGCTCCATGAAGGCGGCATCATCTGATTCTTTGGCGAGAGCGATGATGTTGCCTGCTGCGGATTTTGGAATGAAGATATCTCGAGCCTTTCGCATTAGCTCGTCGCCGCGATACCCCTGACAGTGCAATGATGTGACCGTTTTTTCTATCTGCCGGCTCTTATCTTCGCTCCATTCTGTGCGCATCATTAGTCGCCCGATAACATTAACTGCCCCCTGAGGTGCGTCTTCGCCGCCGAGGTAATCACCCCATACGGTAAGCATATATCTGACCCACTTCCTCTTTGGCTCAATGATGGTCTTCCATCCGGTGCCAAAGAGCCGTCGCATATCGGCCTCGCTTCTAACGCCTGAAATGCGCATCAGATTTTCGAGGTCCGATCTGTCTTGTTTCTTCATGCTTCCCCCTGCAATTGGCGTAGTGTCAGGTTTCCGCAGAACACGGCACCGGTATCGATGTAATTCTGGTTCCAGTATTTGAGCGGCTTCTTCGCTGGGGTGTGACCGAAGATAAACTCATCAGCACCGGTTATCAGGCTGCCGACCCCATCCCACGCATTACTGACTCGCTCACGATTCCAGATAACCAGTGCAGGGTCTATGAGTCTGCCAAACGAGTAATCATTGGCTGGGTAATCGGCATGGCAAATAACTACTCTTTTACTTCCAACTTGAAGATCGATAACCAAGGGGAGATCGTCAGCTTTTCTGATGAGGTTTTTCGCCTGTTGATTATGGTCAGCATCCAGATAGTAAAACCAGTCGCCTCCATTACTCATCCAGTGCATGGCGCTTCCGTTGTGCAGGACAGCATCAATCATCATCTGCTCATGATTCCCGCGAACAGCCTTAAACCATGGGAAATTTATAAGGTCCAGGCATTCGATGTTTTCCTTCCCTCTATCGATCAGATCTCCAACGGAGATAAGCAGGTCTTGCGTGGTATCGAACCTGATTTCATCCAGCTTATTCATCAGTATCGTGTAGCAGCCGTGAAGGTCGCCGACAACCCATACATTCCGATACGCTGAACCGTCTATTCGTTCATAGATATTCATGCTGCTTGCTCCTGTTGCTTTAAAAGTTGTCGAGTCTTTTCCCGATAAAGCTTCGCAAGTTCCTGCAATTCCTCTCGCGTCCACTTAATGGCCGGATGCGGCCCCATCAGGCGCTCGAAAGCTTCCTGCCCGATTTTCTTTATCAAGCGCGGAGTGTAGTTTTCGATGTTCCCGGATAGGTGCTGATTGCACGGAACGCACTGCTTATGGCAGTTGGTTTCGTCGTAGCGGGTTGATGGCGATGCGCCACGGGTTCGGTAGTGGCCTGCGTCGTATTTGCCTTCATGATGGCGACCGCAGCTAATGCATGGTTCAGTGGCATCACGGGTGCGGATGTATTCGTTGAAGGCTGCTTGAGTTTGTTTATGGAAGTGGCTGAGGGGCTGTACTGCTAACTTGCGGACTTTTAAACTTCGTCGCTCTTGCTGGGCTTCATTCTTTCGCCGTCGTTCTGCTTTCTGTATCGCGCTCTGACGGTCTTTCTCTCTCTTGGCTAGTGCTATTACTGTTCCACATTCTGCGCTACACCAGATTTGATTTGAGAAGGCTGGGTGAAACCATTCCCGGCACTCAGGATTCTTGCACCGCTTTCTGGGCTTCCTCATCTCGCATTACTCCTTGGGGATCGGTTTCTAAATACGCCTCATGAGCGCACTCGTTACATGCGTAAACTTCGCCAGGCTGCAAAGGCTTTGTACATGCTGCGCAATATCCTGCTGCTGCGTTGCTCTGGCGTTGATATGTGGTTATTTCAGATGGCTGGAGCATCGATAGCACTCCAGCAAATTTGCGTCTTGTAGACACTTTTAACGCGTTGCACTCTCCCGGCTTTCTCCAGTTTTTTGAGTCTGCGCAGAACAACTGGCGTTTCGATTTTCTTGTCAAAGTCACGAAGCCAGTTAGCTACGACATAGGTCATGCATCGACCGTGGTCGGTCAGTACTTTGATAATTTGCTCATCACTGATGTTGGTCATGCTTTTTTCCTTAGAAGTAGCTCTGTAGCTGGTTGAGTATTTGCTGGTCTTTAGTCCCGGCGAATACGTGTTTAATGGCGGCGTTAATCAGTGAGCTATAGCAACGCTCAAACTCTTCCTGTTCCATCTGCGCATACGAAAGGCTCTTTGCCTCCGCTCTCACTTCCCCGCGTATGTTCGTCACGGTGTCGTAGAATCCTGCGAGTATCGTCAGGTCTTTGCGGAACCGGTTGAACTGTGTAGTTTCATCTGCACTGCCAAGCCCGGCACGTTCGGCGCACCAGTGCTCGAAGCAAAAGCCGAAGAAGGCCATCACTTTGCGATGAAATTTTGGATTACGGGTTAGCTTGATGTCGGCGGTGTAGGTTTCGCCGTTTCTGAAGCGCTGGAGTCGTTCGATGTCACTGTCATTTACTGGAGAGAATACGCCGCCTGGGTGTTTAACCAGGTCGATTTGCATCTGTTGCGTTTTCCGATGGTTGTGCAGTGAACATTTTCACTAAGCGCTCTTGTTGTATTTTCAATATTTTCCTGAGAACTCTATCCCTGCGGAAACTGCAGACTTTTGGCTGATTTCTTTGCCGCTCCCTGATTGATAGCGAAGATGAGCTGTGATATCTCCCCATCAATGCCTTTCCCTGCGTCAGGTCTGAACCTAGCAACTCCTGAATTGTGGTCGATTTACTCATCCCCTTCTCCTTTAACGGTTATCCCTGCTGAGCGAATGGCGTCTACCGTGTCGTCATAATCAAGCGCGGTTCCACTCGTATTTGGCACAAGATACCCTTCACCGTAATGTCCGCTTGATGTTGGCTCTTGTCGTTGAGGAAGCTCTACAACGATGCTGGCGCGGGAATTCTTCCACCATGCCCACCAACCATTAAGCGGCTGCAGGATATTCATGCTATCGAATGCGTGGTCGTAACCGTCGCCTTTCCGAGCCAGCTCTATAATCGAGGTCGGAAGACAAAGAGCTTGCCCGGCTTCATATTCAAACTGCTCTCGCGATGTTGCCATGATGCCCCCTTAAACGTGCTGAATATCTGCAACGCCCTTAATGTCCGAGTTAAGAAAAACTACCATTTCAAGGCTGCTATCTATCATCCGAATAATCATGTTGTGCACTTGCTGACCATCTACATGTCGCATTGTTGAAGAGTGATACTCAGCCCTGTAATGCATTGCATTGTCGTAACAGTTATCAACCAGATAGATCACGCCCTTTTCTAACTCAAAAGCCTTTAATTTCTCAGTCATAAATCCTCCATAAAAAAGGCCCGCGGTTTGCGAGCCTGTTATTCGATATGCCTGTTGATTTTGTGTCCGGGTGCATAGCAGGCCATCACGAAACAGGTTCGATACTTGAGTACTCACGTAGCTGCGAGTTACTCCTATCGCCTCGGCTATTTCGTTTACTGATGTATTGGGATTGTTTGAGATGTATGTGTGTATGCGTTGTCTGGTAGTGGTCATGTTCCTTGCTTCACGTTGTCACCAGCCCACACCTCGTTATATTCAGAGGCTGGCATATTGGCGATGTAGTTGAATGGCGATGCGGTTCCGGTAGGTAAAAACTGGTGAGAATTAGCGTCAAGGTACAGTGGTATCCCACCCTCCCATCCTTCGCCGTTACGCTGCTTCTCAAGCATCAGGACAGATGCAGGAGCGGCCAGCGCCTTGCGTTCCTTGTCGTCCAGTTCTTCTCCCTGCTGGTCTTTTTGTAGAGCTTTCTCACGCACCTTGTTACGCCAGATGATAAACAGGTTGTCGGTAAGGTCGGTGATTGACCCTGAGCCTTTCACATCCATCTTTCCGGTCGGTTTCTCCTCGCTTTCACCCTTCCTGCTGTGAGTAACGAGAATAACGTGGCTGCTGGTCTTGTTCTTGAAGTCACATAGTGCATCAACAAACGCTTTCTGGCCGTTGTAATCGTCGTCACCAATGCCGCACTTCATGAGACTGTCGATGATGAACAGCTCGATGCCGTAGCGCTTCCAGGCATATGTGAATATTTCAATCAGGCGATCAGCTTTAGCCGTTCCCGTCAGGCCGAATAGCCATAACCGGTCATCGTAAAACTTGAATGCGGAGTCAATTTCTAGCGTCGGCGGGAGTTTCAGGCAGGTTGATTGCCGGGTTAGGCGTTTCAACAGGATGCCTGGTTTAATTTCCAGGGAAGCCACACAGGTTTTAACGCCCTGACGCATGGCTTCCAGTGCCATATGCCCGACTACTTCCGTTTTGCCGTGACCGTTGACGCCGTTTACCAGTGAAAGCTCTGCCTGTCGGAAAGCAAAGTTATGGTTGAGTGATTCCCATGGGCTGTAGAACAGGCTCTGCTCTTTACCGTAGAAAGCGTTGATGGTGTCCTGATAAAACTCTCTGGCGCTGTACAACTCTTCCGGATCAAAGAAGGATGCTCTTTCGAGATATCCGATAATGTCATCTGAAGATATGCCAGCCATCAGGCACTCGTTGATGTCTTTGTGTGGAAGCTTAACCAGGCGACAACGATGCTCACCAAGGCGAGTGGCAATCTCTCTTGCTGCCATCTGTCCTACTTCGTCGCTGTCCATGCTGATCCAGATTTCATCGAACCGGTCGAGATTGTGATATTCGAATTCAATCCACTGCTGTTTAGCCCCCTTGCCACCGCCGAACGGAACCGACAGCGCCGGGAGTCCATACTGGTAGTAACTCATGCAGTCGATTTCACCTTCGCAGATGACTACGATCCGCATGTTCTTCGGGATAGCCTGCCAGCCATACAGACACGGCTCACAATCACCCTCGGCCATGATGACCTTCTTCCCGTCAGGACGCTCGGTGCTGATACGCTTAACCTGCAACAGCTCACCATCGCGCTTGTAGGGGAATGCCAGCGCATCCAGTTCACGCTCGCCGTTCCAGACTTTCGCCGCTGCCACTTCGTACAGCTTCGCCGTCTCTGCGGATATTCCACGGGAGGCAAAGTATTCGATGTGCTTTTCGGTTTTGGTGAGGTAGCGGGCTACTTTCTTGCGGTCTGGTCGGGAGAATTTCTTTTGCTGCTTAGCTGCGAAGTGGTGGTCGTCGTCCTTGATACCCAAAAACTCTTTGGCTTCGGTCATCGCCTGGTGCAATCCGCAATCCCTGACGGCTACCCATAAATCCAGAAGGTCTCCAGTGCTGCCCTCTGCAAAGTCTGACCAGACTTTTTTCCCTGCAAGATTAACCTTGAGGCTCTTGCCAGATTCCCCGTTGATGCTCCCTGCAACCCATTCGTGACTTTCGCGCTTCCCGTTTGGTAGCAGGTACTTCGCCACCCTTTCGACCTGATTCCATAGCTGGTCGCTTAGTTCACTCGGCGTCATCATGATGCCCTCAAATCAAACTTGTTAAACCAGTACCGGACAAATCCATCGCTCAGTAAGCCGTGGTTGTACCCGGCAATCAGCAGCGCCTTAATCCGTGATTTCATCGTGACCTCAGAGGAAAACATAACCGCCCTTGCTGACAGTTACGGCGGGTTTCTGGCTGGATGAATCAGGATCTGCGCCAGGCTTCTCATCCTCCCATCGCTTGCCGTTCAGGTAGGTTGAGGGGTGAAGTTTGTCGAAGCCGAATTGCTTACCGATGCGGGAGGCAATGTCACCTGCAAGGAAAATGGCGAATTGTTCCGGGGTGCCACCGTTAGCGCGTCGCCATTCCTGGCACTGAGTTCTGAATGCTGACTTCGCCGTTTTCTTTCCGGTCTTGTGCATTCCTGCACTCCAGAAAATAGATTCGAATGCTTCGTCTGCTGCCTGGTGTTTGTTTGAAGGCTGGGGGGGTGTTTCGCACTCCGCTCGAACTTGTTCGGGCATAGTGTTTTTATCTTGTTTTTCTTTCTTTGGAATAATGTCTTTGGTGTCCCCCTGTTTTGAGGGATTGCACTCCCCTAAATTGAGGGATGTTTTATCCCCTGTTTTGAGGGATTCCCTCCTGTTTTGAGGGATGCACCATTCAGACACGTTTTTATTAGGGCCAAACCGATTTCCTTGCTGCTTCAGAATATTCATTCTGACCAGTTCCAGTTTCGCTTCGTTGCAACGCTTAACCGGTAATTTAGCGATAGCTGCTATCTGTGAATCGCTAATCCGATCCATTGCTTTATTCCATCCGTAGGTAAGCCTGAGAACCGCGAGAAGAACCTTGAAGTGCCGCTTATTTATGTCAGCCCCTGCGTATTCTTCAACCAGCATATTGGAGAGTTTGGTATAACCATCTTCAAGCTCTGCCACCTTGCTCTCCACGACCATTAGATCAGGTCTGATTGGGGATACTTTATCGATATACGCAAGGTTACTCATGGCGTTTCTCCTGCTGCTTCTTGTTGACCTCCAGCGCTGCTCTCAACTTCTCGACAGCTTCCGGCTTGAAGGAACGGATGAAACGGTCACGGGCAACGTTCTTGTGTATTTCGTCCTGGTAAAATGTTTTCCGCTTTGTCATAATGACTCCTGTGAATTGATCCAGTTATTCGCACTAAGCGCTGAAGTGTTCCAAGCACTCCGGCGCTTTTTCTTTTGTCAGCAGCCTGGCCACATGCTTAGCCAGATCCGCTAACTCCTCGTCTTCCACTCCCCACTCCAGAACTGCCAACAGCATCGACATGCGCGGCAACAGCGATTCCTTCCAGCGGGTGATTTGCGACTTGTCCACGCCGATTAACTCAGCGACGTTCGCAACACCACGAATTGCAATCTTGCTCAATAACTTGCTTTCAATTGCACGGGCTTTATTGCGTGTTGTTGTAGTGTCCATTTCGTATGATTTCCATATGTTGAATAAGTAGTTACGCGGCGAACCCTTAGCGGGTGCCACTAGTGATATGTAGTCTTTTGGATTACTGCCCTTCTTCAGGGCGGAGATGTGTAAAGAGCGGGGTAACTATGCTGCGGTGGACAATTCAGGCCAAATCTTGAACCAGTCATCCGGGTGTAGGTCTTTGCGGAGAACTTTGCAGTTTGAATTAACCTCAATCTGCACTGATAACGCCGCTCCTAGCTTTTGCTTAGTGCTAATTGCCTTACGAAGATACTCAACAGATGTTCCGCATTTAGTTGCGAACTCACGCTGCATGGAGATCGACAAGGCATTGAGATAATTTCGTAGAGTTTCCATACGAGTTCCTTGCGTGATAATTAACTCAAGTATACTCGCAAGTATAGACGTTGCAATACCCCCAAGTTATTTACCTGTGAGTAATATTAAGTAAGATGAGAGGATGAAAAATGATGATGGTTACGACATGTACGAACGCAGGCGCATAAAGCTGCAAGAGCTTGTTGATACTTATGGTTCTCAAAAGGCGCTTGCTGAAAAGGTAGGGATCGCTGAATCAGTGATTTCACGAATGCTTTATCCCGCTGGTAAGAAAAACAAAAGGAACATTGGCGAGAAGTCTGTCCACCTTATCGAGGATGCTCTACAGCTTCCCCGTGGCACCATAGATGGCATTACCAGTTCAGACTCAAAGAATGAAGATGAATTTGAATATGCAGGAAAACTAAGAGCAGGGGCAATCCCCGTTATTGGAGAGGCCATCTTGGGAGTTGACGGCATGATTGACATGGTAGAAATTCATGCCGGATGGCTTCAAATCTATAGTTCTGACAAGGATGCATACGGACTTAAAGTTAAGGGTGACAGCATGCATCCACGCATACAATCAGGTGAGTTTGTAGTCATCGAGCCAAGCACACAAGTACATTCAGGCGATGAAGTATTTGTAAGAACGCTTGATGGGCACAACATGATTAAGGTCATGACCAGGACAAGGGATGGCAGCCTCCAATTTTCCAGCATCAACAACGAGCACAAGCCCATAACATTAGAACCTGGACAAGTGGAAAAGATGCATTATGTTTCAGCCATCGTAAAGGCTACTCGCTATGTCGATAACGATGAAGTTACCGAAAAAGGTCTACACAGTTTAAATCTTCACAACTAGCAGTGCCTGACCGAATTTTTAATTAACACCTAGACATAAAGTACATCATTACCAACCAAGCAACATTTGTCAGCGCCGCTGCAAGAGCTGCTGTGGCTAAAAGGTCTGAGAACGTGAACATAATGGAATTGTTTACTCCCGAAAAGTACAGCGATACTGTTGCAACTATTGCATTAATAGTATCAGTCATTGCAGTTCCTGCAAGTGGTTACTTTAGCTACAAGTACGCCATTAAAGGAGAAAGACGGAAAGAATTTAATGCGGTCGCTGATAGTTTGCGGGTTAAACTAAGAGAGCAGAAAAGCCTTCTTGGGCAAGATATTTACCCTGCGTCAGGTAATGATCGAATTGATAGCAGAGAATTTGATGCTCTTATTGATGTTGCTAAAAAGAATGAATCTATAGCAATTTCGCACTTAGTTGATAACTACCAACGAATCCTCTCTGAATGCTCATTATGCTCTGAAAGCGGTGATTATAAAATTACTGACGGAGACCGTTTTAAGCAAAGTATTGAGGCGCTACTTCCTTACGTAGAACGAAAATAATCACAAACACTTCTTTAAATTATGTCTACAGGACAAAGGCTTAATGAATAAAATATTGATGGTTGTTCTTTGTGCAACCCTGCTGTCTGGCTGTGTAAAAATGCCAAAACCTGTTGCTTTGCCTGTGTTTCCTCAATCTGAATATGATGCGCTAAAACTTACAGGAAAAGAGACTCTTTCAGGGCAGGCATTCTTAAAAACGATGGGTGGTGACGTTAAAGTAGCCGCTGGCAGCCAAGTTGTTTTGATGCCAAAAACTAGCTATACAGACTTCCAGTTTGCCACCTGCATGATGGTACGCTGCGAGCAGGAAGATATGCGAGCCGCTAAATTTGAAAAGGTAACGACGGCAGACGCAGAGGGTAAGTTTGAGTTTGATGATATTGCCGCAGGTGAGTATTACATCCAAACAATCGTTACATGGATGAGGCCTTCATCGTCGGGCTTGAGGCAGGAAGGTGGCGCTCTAATGTCTAAAGCCACCGTAAAACCTGGCGCGAAAAACTCAGTCATGGTGACCAAGTAACAGAAATCACATTACCTGGCCACCGAGCCGGTTTTTTGTGCCTGCCGATCGGCACAGAGCAACACCATCAACCCAGCATAACCAATTGATTAATATGGGATGCCGCTTCGTGCGGCATCATTAATCGGCCAAGCGGTCACCCCCCCCGATCCCCCTGGTAAGCGCTAGCACCCTACTCTTCCAGAAGCTTTACTGCCAACTTCATACACTGCAACTGATCTTCGCCCCATTTCTCGACACCCTTCGCCAGTTCCGTTCTTATCACATCGGCTATAGCGACTTTCCTGGTCTCGAGCCCCTCTGCAACCATAGCAAAAACGACATCACCAACGATGCGACACATCTCCTGATAGCGCAGCTGCGCTTCTTCTTCGTAATCCATACCCACTCCATAGCTTAAATTTCGACCACACCAACCTACCACATAGCCATTGAGATGGCATTTACAAAAATAAATAACTCTTAAATTCAAACATTTTACTCATAAGTAGATAATTAATTTACCCACGGGTATAGACAGATAATTTACTTGCGAGTATATTCACTCCATCAGCAGGACGCACTACTCACCAGGACGGTGAATGCTCATTAACAGATGGCCCTGAAGAAGGGCAAATACACCGAAGCAGTTTGTTTTGGGGAGGTCAGATTTTTGACCTGGCGGGATGAAAGATGTGGTGCCGCCCTGACCTCCACCAAAACACACTGACAGGAGGATGTATGAACGCACAAGAACGCCGCCGCGAACGCCGTGAAGCTAAGCGAGCAGAATGGAAAGTTGCCAATCCCCTGTTAGTGGGAGTGAGCGCTAAGCCACAGCGTCAGGTATTGACGTTAAGCCGCAAGGTTGACCGTGTACAGAAAGCAGCTACGCCGATTTGCAATGAAATAGCCACACAGATAGCCAAAGCAGCTGAACTACACGAAGCGTTACGCGGGCAGATGGATAAACGAAATCAACGCATGTGGCATAAGAAACCTGGCGAGCAAGGAGTTACTTGTCACGGACGGCAGAAAATGAAAGGCCACAGCATTCCACTTATTTGAGGTGATATATGGAACCAGAATACATCTGCCGCATAACGTGCGAAAACACTCTTACACATCTTTTCAGACATGACGCTATTTATGATGTTATGGAAATTGACGGTGATTATTTCGTGTTTAATGACCGTTACGAGCATTCAGAGGTCTTTAAGTCTGACTATAACGAAAATGTCTGGTTAACCGCGGATGGTAAAACAGCGCGCTTTCTTGAGTGCAACGCAAGATAACCAACCCGCCCGGTTAGCCAGGTAATTCTAGAGGGGTATTGCGAGAGCGCTGCGGAGTTAAATCACAGGTCGCTTAGTCGGCCATTTTTATGCAGAGGAGAGAGTGATGAGTGAGACGAAGCATTGGGATGCTGATGAGAATTATGTTGTCGACTTAAACACATCCGAAGTGCTGTTTCAGGCAGTCTACGCACAAGAAGATGATATGAGGATGGCTATTGCAGCACCTGACCTTCTCGAAGCGCTGCAAGGTGCTCTCTATCGTCTTGATTTGCTCATATCTACCGGGCAAGAGGTTTATCTGGATGTTTTAACCCGCGACAAAGCAAGAGCAGCTATCAGCAAGGCTACAGGAGAATAGATATGGAGTGGATTAAGTGCAGCGACAGGATGCCTTCCATTCCTGATTGCAACTGGAGAACGGATGTTCCTTTGCTTGTTAACTGCGAAATGGGTGTTATCCCAGCTTATTTCGGCTTCACATGGTCAGGTGGGGCTAAGCATTACGGATTCATGGAAAGCATTCGCTTCGGTGATGAGCGAGGAGATGGGCCAGTAGCGGATGGTAATGGGCTCATGGAAAATGTAAGCGAATGGTCTTTAATGCCCCCGCCACCTACCGAGTAAATTCCGCATCAGCTTTCACTGAGAGCTGATTCCGAAAAACAATCGTTGTCCATATTGCCGCTTAACTGCGGCATTTTTTTAACTGGAGAAAAGTATGGCGAAAATTGTTGAAGATGCATATGCCCCTCACCTGCGCGATTTTCTTGAAGAAAACTGGAGCAGTTTTGTAGATAAACTGGCAGAAAACTATGACGAAGAGGCGGAGGACATCGCCGAGGAAATAGTTAGCCGGCTCGCATAGTAACAAGCCACCTTCGGGTGTTTTTTTATTGCGTCCATTCCTGAGCGCTATCCGCTGATGAATGAACACAAACCCAGCAGGAGAGAGCATGAGCGAAGTAACGGATTTGACTGTAATCGAGATTAAGCCGGAACAAGCTCCGGCTCTGTACGCACCGAATGGCCTTGAGGATTATCTCTCGCAGATTCGCCAGCAGGTTAATGAAGTCCCTGACCTGTCTACGGCGAAAGGTCGCGCTCGGGTGGCATCACTGGCGGCGCAGGTATCCCGCAGCAAAACAGCCATCGAAAAGCCTGGTCGAGACTACCTGAAGCGCCTGAAAGAGCTGCCGAAGGAAGTGGAAGCCGAGCTGCGCCGGTTCGTAACTGAATGTGATTTGATTCGTGATGAAACCCGTCGCCCGCTAACTGAGTGGGAAGCCGAGCAGGAACGCATTAAGCAGGAAGAAGAGGCCAAGCGAGCTGCTGAAGAACTGGCTAAGCAAGTTGAAAGCGATCACGAAATGGCTCTGCTGCTGAATGAAAAGTTTGACCGTGACGCCGCAGAGGCTAAAGCAGAAGTTGAGCGCCAGCGCCTTGCTCACGAAGAGGAGCTGAAACGTCAGGCAGCAGAACAGGCCAAGCGTGAAGCTGAAGATAAGGCTGCCGCCGAATTAGCTACCTCACAAAAACGTGAAGCTGACGCTATTGCAGAGAAAGCACAGGCTGAATTGCTTGCTAAACAAGTGGCAGAGAAAGCCGAAAATGACCGTCTGGCGGCCATCGCTAAGGCTGAGGCCGACAAGCAGGAAGCTATCGAGGCAGAGAAGCGCAAAGCACAGGCCGAAGCCGATCGCATTAAGCGAGAAGCGGACGAAAAGGAACGAGTTCGCCTGGCTGAAGAAAAGCGTATCGCTGATGAGAAAGCGCGACGTGAGAAAGACGTTGAACATCGACGCACCATCAACCGCCAGTCAGTTGCTGAACTGGTAGCTTCTGGCTTACCAGAAGACTGCGCTCAGAAATGTGTTGCAGCCATTGCTAAAGGCGAAGTAACCGCCATCCGCATCACCTACTAATTCAAATCATATCTAAGGAAACGCCCATGATTGTTGCAATCGCGGGAGGCGCTCGCATGGGTGCTTTCCAGCTAAATGAATCACAGCTAGACCGAATCACTCGCCAGCTACGTGCTGGCTGGAAGTGGTTAATCGACACCTTAAACCAGCCTGGGACACCGTAATGAAAACTAACCGGTATTTCACAAAGGCTCAGGAGCTTTCCCGGGCAGCGGTGCTTTATGGAAATTCAGTGCAGTGGGCTATGGCAATGCAACTTCTACGGAGGTCATTCAAATGAAGTTAACATTCGCAGACAAGCAGGAAATTAAGAACATCATTTCCTCGCTAGATGAGCAGGACAAAGAGCGGATTTACGCAGAAGTCGAACGCCTAGCTAAAGCATCAAACCCTATCACTTCCCTGCTCCGCAATTTCCAGCCTGACGAACACACAGGCGACGCCGTTGACTATCTCGAAGGCGATGATATCGGCTATCAAGAGAACGTCGAGAAATGGCGCTGGGATGCATTAACGGCCCGGGTAACTACCGAATACGCCATAGGTCTTTTTAAGGCAAAGCATGAGCACAGGGAGGCCGCGTAATGGCTAACAACATCGTCCAGCGGGTTTTCGACATTGTTAACCCGCTCAAAACGGAATTCGAGCAAGTATGCAGCGAGCCGTCGATCAACTTTAAGCGAGAGTCTGAATTTGCTATGCAGATTTTCGCTAACAACGATTATCTGGCCGGAGTCGCAGCAAACAACACCGTATCGACCCGCAGCGCAATTATGAATGTCGCCGCCATAGGCATAACGCTTAATCCGGCGCAAAAACTCGCATATCTGGTTCCACGGAAAGGCGCTATCTGCCTCGACATCAGTTACATGGGCCTGATGCATATCGCCCAGCAGTCAGGCGCTATTAAGTGGTGCCAGTCTGGCATCGTCAGGAAAAACGATAAATTCATGTTGGTTGGAATCGACAAGGCTCCAGCGCATGAATACAGCGTGTTTGACACCATAGAGCAGCGCGGGGATATCGTCGGGGCATACACGGTAATCAAAACAGATGAAGGCGATTACCTGACCCACACCATGCGGGCAGAAGACATCTTCGCCATACGTGACCGTTCAGAAGCTTGGAAGGCTTATAAAACCAAAGGGAAATCCTGCCCGTGGTTGACCGATGAAGAACAGATGATCCTCAAAACCGTAGTCAAACAGGCCGCCAAATACTGGCCGCGCCGTGAACGCCTGGATGCGGCGATTGATTACGTCAATACAGAAAGTGGTGAAGGCATCAACTTCAACCAGGAACGGGCGCCGGAACGCGATATCTCTCCCGCCACCGAAGAAACGCTGCAAACCATCACCGACCTTCTCATTCAGTTAAACAAAACGTGGGAAGAGGATTTGCTTCCGCTTTGCTCCAACCTGTTCCGGCGCAAGATAACTGAGCCGTCAGTGTTAACGGAAATTGAAGCCGTGAAAGCACTCGACTTCTTAAGGAAAAAGGCAGCGGCATGACACCTGAAATCATACTGGAACGCACAGGAATAGACGTTCTGCATGTTGAGCAAGGAAGCGATGACTGGTTGCGGTTGAGGCTTGGCGTTATCACGGCTTCTGAAGTTTCGAACGTCATCGCAAAGCCACGGAGCGGCACTAAATGGACGGACATGAAGATGTCCTACTTCCACACACTGCTCGCTGAGGTCTGCACGGGCGTATCGCCGGAGGTAAACGCAAAAGCGCTGTCATGGGGCAAACAAAACGAGGACGCAGCACGGACGCTGTTTGAGTTCACAACGGACGTACAGGTGACGGAAGCGCCAATTCTTTTCAAGGATGAAACCTTGCGAACAGCATGCTCTCCCGATGGCCTTTGCAGCAATGGCTACGGCCTTGAGCTTAAATGCCCTTTCACCTCACGCGACTTCATGAAATTCAGGCTTGGCGGATTTGATGCCATTAAATCGTCTTACATGGCACAGGTTCAGTACAGCATGTGGGTTACCGGGAAGGATGCCTGGTATTTCGCGAACTATGACCCGCGCATGAAGCGTGAAGGAATTCATCATGTCCTTGTTGACCGTGACGAAAAGTACATGAGCGACTTCAACGAAATGGTGCCGGAATTTATTGAAAAAATGGATTTGGCGCTGGCTGAAATTGGCTTTGAGTACGGTGAGCAGTGGAGGTAACGGTGGCAATCACTACTTTCAAAAAAATACGAGGCAGGCAAGTAACCCTTGGAAGAAACTGGACAACCAAGGAAATAGACCACGTCAGATTTATGGCCGGCAGGGTTAAATCGCGTCACCTCGCATTGGCACTCAAACGCTCCTACGAATCCCTTCGACAAATGGCTAAGCGCCAAAATATTAGCCTTCGTCGCCATTAAGGAACCCGCATGAAACTCAATATCGAAATCGGTAAATACGTCATTACCGGGACTACTCACGACCTCGTTTTGCGCGAGAAAGTAATCATCGAAAAAGGTGATAACGCAGGGAAAGAAACTCTCAGCTCAGCACGTTATTACTCGAAGCTTGAGTATCTGGTGAAAGAGTTGTACCACCGGGAAATCCTCGCGTCAGAAGCGCAGACATTGCAGGCGCTCGTTCTGCATATCGAATACCTCAGCCAGACAGTCAGCAAATCCATAACTGAATATGAGGAGCGTGAAAATGCGCGGCAATCAGTATGACGCCAATTTAACACCGGGCGATTTAGTAGCAGGCCGCCGGGATAAACCGATGCCATCCGAGGCAGAACTTAAAGCACGGAACAGCTTCCCGTCGCCGGATGAGAACCGGCACATCGACAAATTTATTAAAGCCACGAAGCACTGAGGGATAAGAGATGACACTTTACGAAATTGAAGGTTTCTTGCGCGGTAAATGCCTGCCAGGTGATTTGCTGGTTGGCGAAAGCAATGCTCAGTACCTTTACCGCAAACTGAAAGAGCGTGATGCGCTGGAGCGTGAACTTTGCATGTCGGAGGCAAAATGCAAGGGGTACTTTTCCGACGCAGCGGTTGCATCACTCAAGTGCTATGCGCTGGTTGCGGAGAATGTAGGGCTGAAGAAATTTGGAGAAAGACTTTCAGAAATGCACAGCGACCTAAACGGGACTGGAACTGGAATTCAGGGGTGCAAAGAGGCGCACATACAGCAAGTTGCAATTGAGGCGGCAATTGAGGCTTTCGACGAATTAGAAACCCCAGCCACAGACGCCGCTATTGCAGAGCTAAAGGCGCAGGGTGTGGATGAGTTAGCGACATTCGCCGGTAAGGAATATCAGCGCTTTGTTGGCGATAAATCTACGCAGAGAAAGTGGAAAGGTGTGGTTTTGCTTTGTGTCGATTTCGCCGCACAGCTGCGCAAGGAGCAAGAGCGATGAGAGATGAGGATTTAGACCGCTGCCCGCGGTGCAAAGAGGATATGTGGGCTGGTAATGCCATCTGCCGTAACTGCCAGCACGAAGATGACATGGATGAATGGCCTGGTGGCGATGGCATTGAATGCGACATATGCGGGCATGTAAGCACAGCACCGGACGGACAGCACCACTGCGATGAGGAAAACAGCGATGAGCAATAACACCGAGGCGCTGGTAATACGCTGGCGCTGGAAAGCAGACGAGCACAGCAGCGCAGGTAGATGGAGTTATGTCGAGTCAGAATATTTCGACAGGTTCAAACCTAGTGACGATATGGACGTTGAGCTTTTGTATGGAGCGCATCAGGTCGCACAACACCAGGCCGACGCGGTGCTGCAATTTGGCCGTGCGATGCATGCGGATAGCACGGAACGGGAAGCTATTGAGTTTGCGGCGAAAATTTTACTGGGGGCCAGCGATGACTAAACAACTGCGTTTTTACGGCGGCAGCGATGACCTTTTTGAAGTAGAGGGCGCTATCCGTGAAGAGATTGGCTGCGCATCGGAGCCGGGGGTTTACCACCTTAAATCATCTGAAGGCGAAATGCTGGTTGTCGCCCACTATCTTCGTAACGGTTGTTGGTCTATCGGCATTGCGCAGGTTGATGAAGAAATTCCGGTGCCGAAATGGCCGGTTTCATTCAGCCTGGCGCACACCTATAGCGTGATGCTGACCATCGAAGCCCCTGACGATATTCATTTAGTGACTGGTGAAGATGATGACTAACTCACTCGAAGCGCTGATTGCCAGCATCAAAGACACAATCGACGATGCCGCTCGGCTGTACGGCGATAAATGGGATAGCGCCTTAGTGGGCGGCGAGCCGAACTATCACGCTATCACATCAGAAAAAACTAACGATGTTGTTGTGCGCACAAGCGATGATAGCCGCGAATCGTCCTGGCTCTGTGACTACCTCGAATCCGTATCACCAGCGAACGTTAAAGTGCTGATAGCGGCGCTGGAGCAGGCGCAGCAGGAGCTACGCGATGTAGAGCGTAGCGGCTGCGGGTACATTTTCACCTGCAAGCCTGTTACCCCCGCTGCCGATGAGCGCCGCGTCATTAAGCTTTACACCATCCCGCCACTCCCTGCCGTGCCGGATGAAATTACATCAGACAATGCACCTGAAGTTTTCGAGATTGCCGCTGAAGCTGAGCGCCTGGGATTGCACGGTGCCTATGCATCCTACGCTGTAGGCTGGAACGCCTGCCGCGCCGCAATGCTTCAGGGTTCCGAACCTGTAACGACGGCTTACAAGTTGCCGATGCAACCGCTGGTTGTTGATTCGCGCGGCACGCTACGTTTCAAAGAAAATACTCTCGTCAGAAAGCTGCTGGATTTCGGTACCGAGCACGGTTACGGACTGAATCAGATGGCGGTTGAAGATTTCACGCCAGAAGACCGTATGCAACTGGCTCAGTTGATTGGGTACAGCCTGAGTGGGTACGGCACGCTGTCTTACGTAACGGATGAATCATATGACCGCGCAATAGCAGCATCACCGCAGTTACCCGGAAATACACGCTAGCCCCCTGCCCGCGGTATACTCTCTGCAACGGAGGGTTATATGACAGACTTCAACATTGCAGCAAAATCAGAAGATGAGCGCGACCGGGTTAACGTAGACTTAGCCGCAGCTGGCGTTGCTTACAAAGAGCGGATGAACATGCCCGTTGTTGCGGAAGTCGTAGCGCGTGAACAGCCGGAACATCTGAAGCAATACTTCATCGAGCGGCTTGCTAACTATCGCGAGGTATCAACGCAGTTGCCGAGTGGTAATGCGGCCGTCTATCAGAAAGTGGAGGAAGGGAAGTGAGTAGTCGATATTCGTCACTAGAGGAATCTGAAAGGGCAAGAGTTCGAAGGTATCAAGTTAGCGTTAACGGGAGCGACTTTTCCAGCACTAGAAAGGCTTTCAACATTCTTGATATCAAATGCAAAACTTATTCTCACATCTCATTTAGAGCTAATGCGATAGCAGGCTCTAATGGTAGTTGGGAGCCTTTTAAAGCTGCATACGTTGATGAAGAAGGCAAGTCGTTTATTTTTACCTTTAAGCGCATCAGATAGAGCACCATCACATTCAAACGAACCCGCTGCGGCGGGTTTTTTATTGCCTGGAGGAAACCATGAGTGACGACTTCATGAAAATGGATGAGTACGCAAGGAGGATAAGGGTCTCCAAGCACACTATCTATCGGAACCCTTACAAATACCACATGTTCAGAGTTGGTAATGGATGGCGGGCCAATAATGAAAGCCTGGAAAAATTCACACAACCGAATAACAATGTCACCCGACTGGCTGTGGTCGGCGGTAAGGAGTCTAAAAAATGCCGATCATCAAAAGAGGTAAGAAGTACTGGGTGGACATCTCAGCGCCAGACGGAGAGAGAATTAGACGCTCTACTGGCACCGAGGACAAAGCAAAAGCACAGGAATATCACGACAAGCTGAAGCATGAGCTATGGCAGGTGGCGAGGCTTGGAAAGATTCCAGACAGGACATTCGGGGATATTGTGGTACTTGCCTTGAGGGAGGCTGAGGGGCAATCGTGCTTCATCAACAAGCAGATTTATGCAAGATACTGGCTTTCTGTGTTTGGTGACCGGCTGATCACGAAAATAAGCGGGGAGGAAATTGCAGATAACCTCCCATCTTTTTCCCCGGCCAAGCGATGCAAGCTTTCTAATGCAACACGTAACCGATACCGTTCTTTTATTATGAGGGCTTTCTCGCTCGCTGTTAAGTCCGGCTGGATAACAACCATTCCTCACATTTCAACGCAGAGAGAGCCAAAGGTTCGTGTCCGGTGGATAGAGAAAGATCAGGCAAGGACTCTTATCGGCTCGCTTGAGTCTGAATGGATGAAGCGCATTGTATCTTTTGCTCTTCTTACAGGGGCAAGGAAAGGTGAAATTTTAAGCATGAAATGGGAAAGCGTGAATCTTTCTCGTCGCATTGCCGTGGTCACGGCGGATAACGCAAAGTCTGGGAAGGCTAGGCCGTTACCGCTTAATGATGAAGCAGTGAAGATGATCACATCATGTAACCGTAATTCTGATTACGTTTTCTCACTGAATGGAGAGCAGGCCAGCCAGATTCACAGGGGTGAGTTTTCCAGAGCATTAAATAGGGCTGGCATAACAGACTTCCGATTTCATGACCTCCGGCACACCTGGGCAAGCTGGCATGTTCAGAATGGAACCCCGTTGATGATGCTGAAGGAAATGGGCGGCTGGGAGAAGCTGGAAATGGTGAACAAGTACGCTCACCTAAGCACCGAACACCTGAGCAAATTTAGCGGGATTGTCACATTTCTGGCACAGAGCGATGTTGATGAATCATCAAAGCCAGCGCTATCAGTCGTAAATTACTGATACATAGTAATTTTGTGAACCATTAAATTGCCGTGCGACTTTAAAGCATCAGAGAAACAGTCTGATGGTTAAGACAAAAACGCCGTCGGTTTACCCGGCGGCGCAGAATGAGGCATTAAGCGCCAGGGCGCTCATTAATCGCCTGCGGATTGTACGTGATGTACATCGCATCACCGTAACTAAAAAAGCGATATTCAGAATTCACCGCGGCCTGATAGGCATTCATGGTGTGTTTATAGCCCGCAAAGGCGGAAACCAGCATGATTAGCGTCGACTCAGGGAGGTGGAAGTTGGTCACCAGCGCGTCGATAACTTTGTATTGATAGCCCGGATAAATGAAAATTTGCGTGTCGCCAAAGAACGGCTCAATCAGGTCGTTTTTCGCCGCCTGAGCCGCGCTTTCCAGCGAACGAACGGAAGTGGTGCCTACAGCAATCACGCGGTTGCCGCGCGCTTTACAGGCCAGCACCGCGTCTACCACATCCTGCGGCACTTCGGCATATTCGGAGTGCATGATGTGATCTTCAATGCTGTCTACGCGCACCGGCTGGAAGGTCCCCGCGCCGACGTGCAGCGTGACAAACGCCTGCTCAACGCCTTTATTACGCAGGGCTTCGAGCAGCGGCTCGTCAAAATGCAGGCCCGCCGTTGGTGCGGCAACAGCGCCAGGCTTCTGGCTGTAAACGGTTTGATAAAGCTCGCGATCCGCGTCTTCGTCAGGGCGGTCGATATAAGGCGGCAGCGGCATATGGCCGATGCTATTCAGAATATCCAGCACGCTGCGCTCGTCTTCGAACTGCACTTCAAACAGCGCATCGTGGCGCGCAACCATTGTCGCATGTACGCTTTCATCATCGCCCAGCAGCAGTTCGGCACCCGGCTTAGGG